GCTACATCTCCCACTTGGTTCAGATTCGAGTTGAGGAAGCCAAACAAAAATGCGTTGTTCTCTTGGAAAGCGTAATAGCCAGAGGTTGGATAGTTCGGCGAGCACACCACCACAGCGCGGCCAACCGTCTGCGGATTGCACAATAGCGTCGTTCCTTTTGACCAGTTGCGAAATGTCGTCAGGTCGCTGCCGCTACCCCATCCGCTATCGAAGTTCAAAGCAGCCCCGATATTCCCCTCATAGAGATTCAACTGCGGGTGCGCGCCGTGCGTGTTGAGGTCGCTCGACATGAAGTTGTAGGAGTAATTGTCAAAGTTGCCGAACAGATAGTTATAGCTGATGACGTTTCCCCCGCCGCCCCACTCCGCGACAACGGACAGGTGCAATCTTTCGAGGATGTTGTTTTGTACCAGCGTGTAAGTCGTAGAATTGCGGATGGCGATGCAGGAATCGTAGGTTCCTGATGTGTGAAGCTGCGCGTTCGAGAAGTAGCTGTTGACAATCATGCCATGATAGGCGAAGTCGGTCGTTACATGGTCGCCATCGGTGTAATTGCCCTCGACGCCAGAGACGAAGCAGTAGGCACACATCCCCATGTGGATGTTGTCGCCTGCCCCGGTATTGTTGGAATAGATTTGCAGGTTCTCGACCCCGGCATATTGCGCCGTCATCGTGAACGGAGTCGCCAGAGGCGTATGCGTGTAGCCAAGCATCAAGGGCGGCGAAATCGTCAGTGTCGTCCCTGAGACGTTCGTAACGAGAGAAATCTGGTTCCTGACCCGCGTTCCGTTGTAGCCGAATCCTCCATCGCAGAAATTGCATGTGCCGAAGTCGCCTTGAATGGAAACGAAGCTCGAATCGTTCAATTCGCTGATTCGCAGATAAGTTGTGCCTGCCACAACGCCAGAGGCGCTTGAAACAACGATGCTCGATGAGCCTGCCGCCGTGCCGCTGGTAATCGAAACGTCGCCAGAGATGTTTGGCCCACTGGCAGACGTTGCCGTGCCGAGTTGAATGACGGAAGTTCCAGCGGTGCTGTGGATGCTGAAAATGGTCTGGTTTCCGCCTGCGCCGTTCAAGTAGCAGAAGTTCTTTACTTGCAGCACGCCATTGATCGTGAAAGTTCCCGCTGCCAGTTGGACGAACTTCTCGTTGCCGACCGACCCTGCCGCAGAGCACGTATTGATGGCGGTCTGAATAGCAGAAGTCTGGTCGCTGCCCGTGGAAGTGATGGTTGACCCAGACTGCGTGCCTACAGGAATGCCTCCGGGGATGCCAGCAGTTGACCAATCAAGCGCCCGCGATGCGCTGAGAATGCCACTCCACGGATATTGAGCGTGAACGGGAATTGCGAAGAGGAAAAGCAAGAGCCAAGAGAGTCGCTTCATTAGTTTGCACTCCCATTGTATGCGAATATGATTAGGTTCTTGAGCGCATCGCTCGCCCCCGCCGTGTTGCTATCCGTTCCGCGTGAGAATTCAATCCTCAACAGCCCTCCTGCTACACACCCCGTCATGCTGAGGCTGCTAATCGACTGGGAATAGAGTGCCCCCGCTGCTGCCGAACTGGGAATCGTTGTTGTGGCTGAGGTAGCGGTATTGTACGACGGCCCGCTGACGGGAGTGGTATTCGTATTTGGCGCGACACAATATGTTCTTGCCAGGTTGACGACCGTGTGTCCGCTTGTCGTGTCGCTCGAAGTGAAAAGCCACGTAATCGAGTTGAACGAAGTGTAGTCGCTTGGAAGCGTGAGGGTTGCAAACAGAATGTCGCCATCGAGCAAGCTATAAGTTGCGTCCTGATTGTCGGATGTGCACGCGGGTCCGGGCCCCGTGTTGCCACTTTGAGGCGTCAAAACCGTCGCCGCTGTTCCTGAGCCGTTGCAAATCGCTACCGAGAAACCGATGCGCTTGACGATGGCACCTACTGTGCCCGTTGCGCCTGTCGCTCCGGTCGGCCCAGTGCTTCCGGTCGCCCCGTTGGCCCCCGCCGTTCCGGTGGCACCTGTTGCTCCTGTAGCCCCCGTAGGTCCTGTTGGACCGACTGGCCCTCCACTTGGGCCGGTCGGTCCCGTTGGGCCTGTAGGACCTGTAGCACCTGTACCCGTAGGTCCGGTACTCCCTGTCGGCCCCGTTGGCCCTTGAGCACCAACTCCTGTTGCTCCCGTCGAGCCGGTTGGTCCCGTTGGACCAGTTGGTCCTGTGCTTCCGGTGGCTCCCGTACCGCCTGTCGCTCCTGTGGGGCCAGCGACGCCGGCTCCGGTAGGACCTGTGGCACCTGTTGCGCCACCCGAGCCTGTAGGACCAGTAGGGCCGGTTGCCCCTGTCCCGGTCGGCCCTGTGGGTCCTGTGGCCCCGGCAGTTCCAGTGCCACCCGTTGGACCTGTTGGACCGACTGCGCCAGCACCACCCGTGGGACCAGTACTGCCAATAGGGCCTGTGGGACCAGTTGGACCAGTACTTCCTGTGGGACCAGTAGGACCTACAGGACCACCACTAGGGCCCGTGGCTCCGGTTGCGCCAGTCGGGCCAGTTGGACCAGTTGCCCCTGCACCGCCGCAACCACCCCACGTAATCGCTGCGCCGCCGCAAAGAGGTAGCGATGAGGTCCCCATAGACCCATGTGAGTCGGTGATGTGACCGGGAGCAACTTGGTCGAAATTCAAATTTCCACCTGGGTCAATCACGATAGAGGGAGTTCCTGACCCCTCCTCACCCGGAGGCCCCTGTGTCCACCACTCTTGAATGTTGTCGCCAATATCCCCGTAGACGGTCAAAACGCCAACTCCGAATGTATGGCCGCCGCCGCTGATATTAAACACGCTGTTCGCAGTGTAATTCAGAGCACCCTCAAACCCAGTGCCCAATCCCCACTCGCCAACTGTATTCGCGCCTACAATCCCACCCTGATAGACGTTCACATATTGGCTTCCGGTAGCAAGCGGGTTCTGCACGATGATGCCGTTGTTTTCGCCGGGGCCGATGGCGACGTTATAGTTTCCGCCGGTATTGCCATTAAATATCCAGTCTGTCAAATCGTTGCCGGTAGAGTCTCCGTCAATAGTCAATGCAGCTTGTACCACTGCATCGCCATTCGGTGGCGCAAGCGTCACGAATCCTTCGGTACCATTTACGACGCTACCCGGGATTCCATCGCACACAACTCCGTCCGGCGTGAAAATGATTTGATTTGCGGTCGCCGTTACCGTGCAGCCACCACTTCCTCCCGTCGCGGTGAATTGCTCGATTCCCCCGCTTGGATTGGAGGCCGTTACGCTTGCCGTGTTCACGAAATTCAGTAGCGTCTGGCTCTGATTTGGAGTCCCGTTTGTCTCTATCTTGACGCCGCTACCGCCGCTCTGGCACGGAGCAAGAGGCACGGAATAAGAAGAAATCTGTGTGGAGAGGTCTGTCACTGGTCCCGACGAGGAGTTGATTGTGATAGGTGCGGTGGTAAACGAGCAGTGTCCCGTTTGGTCGGTGATGGCGAAAGTCCACTGCGTTCCCGGTGGCTGCAAAAGGTCGTTGTAGTACAGTTGCATCGAGAAGAAACCGAATCCGTTGATTCCGGGGATAATGATGGTTTTCGGAATCGGGTTGGTCCCACTATAAGGCTGCGCCCCCCCAGCCCCTACGACGCTCGCATGGCCGGTGGCATTGGCCCAAATGAATCCATCAGGTGACGTAATCGTTGCTTGTACGGTACCTTGTGCGCTTTGCGGCTCTGTGGGATACAAGTATCCTGTCAGTGCGAAAGCTAGAAGGAATGCGAGCTTTTTCATTACCGATTCTGCGGCACGCTCTGCCGGGGAACGATTTTAGTGCCCACTGCCGGGTCAATCGCATACTGCCGATAGTCCGCTTTCGCATTGAGCAATGCCTGCATCTCGAGCGGGTCAAATTTGTCATAGAATGCTTTATAGTCCGCGCCGAGTTGAACCCTTCGCGCTTCGAGTGCCTGATATTGCACGGCCAGCGGAGCAAGAGCTTTCGCGTCTGCCGCTAGCAGCGTAGGCATGACACGCGGCTGCACCGGATTCGGTCCTTGCTGCGCTTCCGCCGCCATCGACCACATCACATTCCGCATCCCAAGAGCCAGCGCCAGAACGAAAATCACAAATAGAACTTTCTTCATCGCATCCTCACTTCGCGTAAATCGCTTCGAGCATCACCCACACACGTCCCGCCGTGCTGTAAGTCAGACCTTGCTTCCGCCTCCAATTACTCAATGACTTCGCCGTATAGCCCATCTCGTCGGCGAGCACTTTCATCGTCCATCGCTTGCGTCTCACCACGAGTTCAATCGCTGCCAGAAGAACAGCGCGGTCGTACTGAGTCAGTTGCTCGCGCGGCGAGCGCGGCACGAATTCTTCCGCTGCCGCCAGTATCTCAGCGTCCGAGATTCCTTCATCGTCTCCGAAGGAAAGCGTGCGGGCGAGTTGGAGGTTGGAGGTCATCTGCATTGAAATGCGGCGTGAACAGTGCTAAGTGTGTCAGTTGCTTGACCCGGAATAGCTCGAATCGAGTAAGTCTGCCCAGCCGTAATCGACACAGTATGCGTGGTGTCATTTCCAGTTGTTGCAGTTCCAATCGCCGCTACCAAAGCGGTAGCGGAGCCGTTAACGTAAAGTTTGACTGTCGTGCCCGAGGAAGAACTTGCTACTCCTGCCACCACATATAGATTTTGCGCTGTACAGGTGTGCGTCATCGGCATTTCGATGGTCGTAGTACCACCCGAATTGCAAGAGTTGCTAGTCGAGTTACCGATATATGGCGCTAGAGGGTATGCACTTCCGTTGCCCGCTCCAATGGTTGACTGGCAAGCCGCCACAAGGTCTGTGACCGCTCCCGTACTAGGCGTAGACCAACTCGCAGCGATTTGGATATTCGGGGTGATAACAACGGTACCTGTAGGAGTAATCTGCCAGTCCAGCAAATCTCCTTGCGCTGGTGTGAAACTGTGGGTGAAATCGGTGCATGAAGTCGCTGCCGCTGTAATCGTACAAGTAAGTGCTTGCGACGCTGCATTGTCTCGTAGAGTGATAACTAGCGTGTTTCCCGTGCCGGGGACGGCGCTTGATACGACCGTCAAATTGGAGATAGGTGACGCGGACGGTGCGCCCATTTGCACGTTCGCTTCTGTGGTTGAACCGACAGTATCTCCGCCTAAAGGAACATAAGCGGTTGCACTCACAACCGGAAGTCCTGAATAGGTAACGATACCTCCGCCGTTTGCGCCCGTGCTGCCAGTCGCGCCGGTGGGACCGGTCGCACCTGTTGCGCCATTACTTCCATTTGTGCCGTTGCTGCCAGTGGGACCAGTAGCGCCAGTCGCGCCTGTTGCACCCGTAGCGCCGGTCGCCCCTGTAGCACCAGTTGCGCCAGTGGATCCGGTAGGTCCGGTAGCACCAGTCGCACCAGTCGCCCCCGCAGGCCCAAGTATTAAATCCCACTCAGTGTTGGCGACGTTATACATCAAAATCGCAGAAGCACCGGCGGCTACCGCATAATCAGCACCCGTACCTGTAAGAATTCGATTGCCCGCCGTCGAACCTGTGTTTAAGTTCGAGAGTGTCATCACTTGGGTAGTCGGATTCTCAATCACGAGCAAATGCCCATCCACGCTGCCTGTTGTGAAATCGACACCACCTACTAGGCCCGTGATATTGAAGGCTCCCGTTGGCCCGGATACTAAGACGTGCGAGCTTGCATATCCGCTTGAAGCTCCCCCTGAGTTCTTGACAACGACGTTATTATTCGCGCCGTTGGCGAGAGTCATCGTTCCCGGTTGTAGCGCAATCGCACCCTGCGATGCTGCACTGAAATTCAAATGGTAATTCCATACTTCATTCAGAGACGACGCAACGCTCGTGACGGGCACGACATAGCTGTTCACATTGTCGTGGAAGAAATTCGTGTAGTCGCCGCCCGTGTTGACACGGCCCCAGAAGTTAATGCTGGGCAAGTTACCGGCAGAACCGTTCACGCGCTCGATAAAATCCACACCACTCACGACACTGGACACGTTGATGTTGCCGCCAGAGAGATAACCTTCGCTCGTTGTTTCGTCAATCAAGAAAACTTCCGGCGCTGCACCTGTTACACTTCCGCCTTCCACTTGGAAGCCGTTCACGTTGAGCGAGAATCTTCCTGAGCCTGCCTTCATTGTCACGGCGGGTCCAACGCACGCATCGACATGGACGGTGTTCATGCTTACGCCGTCAACCGCTGCGTTGAAATAAAATCCGCCGCCAGCCGTGCCGTTCTGCACGGTGAGGTTATTCCAGCCAGTTGAGCCGCTGTTGATTCCGTCGTCCTCGATGCCGTAAGAGCCGCAGTTGGTGACCACGATGTTGTTGATGGAGCCAGCTTCGCCCGGTTGATTCACCAGCAGGCAGCTTGCAGCCGCCGACTGATTTGAGGCGTTACCATCGACTCTCAACCATGAAATCTCTGCTTCGTGCCAGAAGGAAGACGACCCACCAGAATCTTCCGCCTTAATCACTGGCGCATTCAGATTGGTTCCCGCCTTAATGATCGTGGCGATTGCGGAAGTAGAAGCCCCTCCCGCTCCTGTCAGTCGCCCAACGGAATATACGTTCACGGTGGCGCCTACCACGAGCGTCATGGGAGCTATGGAAACATGAATTCCAGCGGTAACCGTGAATCCTCCCGCGCAGGTGTAGGTAGCCTCGGGGAAATCGGCAAAAACCTGCCCGCCAACGGAAGCGATAGCGGTAATGGCGGCTTCTATCCGCGCGCACACATCTGCGCCGGTGTACGCACTCGCATAGGTGACCCACAATGAGGGCATCAACGCAGTCGTGCTTGAATAAATAGCAGGTTCACCCAGCACGCCCGTCGCAGTCGTCGGCACGGCAGAGCCGTTCACCAGCAGCGTGCTTCCCGATACGCTCAGGGTGGAAGAGCCGGAGGTGGCGTCGGACAATTGCAATGAACCGCCCGCAGACCCATTCGCTCCTAATGTTAATGCGGCCCCCGCCAGCCTGGAAACTGTAGCGGAAGCCCCTAAATTGACCTCCTCAAACCCGTTGTCAAACAAAGTGAACGAAAATTCGTCGTCGGCCGCATTTACGATGCTCAATCCATCCGGCCAAAACGATAGCGTTCCCTCGCCAGAATGCACCACCTGCCAGCAGGGTTGCCCGCTCCCGCACAGCGTAGACGGGTCACCGCCGGTGGGATAGTACGCGAACGCGGAATCTCCCAGCGTGTGCGCTCCTGTTGCGTACGGCACTTGCGGGCTGGTGAGCGTTCCGGTGAGGCCGGAGCCGCCGCCTCCACCCCCACCGATAAGCGATGCTACAGCGGTCGCCCTGCTTATTTGGGTAGTGACGGTAGCCGTTCCCGTGAATCCCGACGATGCGCGAACACGAAACGTGAGCATTCCTGATACGGAAGCCGTCCATGTTCCATTCGCGGCAGATGTAGAGACGCCAGTTGTGCTGTTTGGTGGAAACGAACTCACTGCTACGAAGTTCGTGTTGTCGGCAGAAACCTCAAAATTCAACGTGCCCGTCCACGTTCCCTGCACGCTAAACCCAGCGGAACCTGAGTCTACCTGCACGCTGTAGACGGCACAGTTCGTGGCCGGAGAGCAGGAGCTTCCGCCAGTCGTAATCGGCTGCTGCGCGAAAGCTGGATAGCCGCCGAGCAGAAACAGAAATGCGAGAATCCACTTCTTTGGCATCTAGTACCTCCCGCTGCGCTTGGATTTCCGCTTCCCGCCGCGCTTGCCCTTGCGCTTGCTGCCGCGCATCATGGCTTCCTTGACGGCCATCCCTTCCCCTTCGTCCATACGGTCACGCATGTCTTGCTTCACGATTTCCTCCTCGAAGATTTACGCTTCTTCACTCGCACATATTTTCCGCCCTGCCTCAAACGTCCAGCCCTTTTCATGGAAAGTGCTTCGGCTACAGCCTGTCGTTCCGGTACATTTTCAGACCGAAGTTTAGAAATCTTTTGCGACACCAAATCGCGGCGGCTCATCGTCTATCCTCTGCGATAAATCGTCTGCGGGCTTCATCGGCGAGCATTTTCGCGTACAGTCTGCGAAATGCAAGGAGCTTCATTCGGTAACCAACTGGAATATCTCGAATCGTAGACTTCGGATTCGCCGCCGCTTGGAACAAGTCAAACAATGTCTCCATTCGCTCGCGGTAGGGGTCATATGGCTGCGGAGGTGTCGGAGGTTTGAATTCCGGTTCCGGTTTCAACGTCGGCGCTTCGGGCAGCTTTCTCAAATCAACTTCCGCTTGTGTTATTTCTTCAGGTGGTTTTTTACGCGAAACTTTCATGCTGTCCACTTGCTGCTTGAGACTGCGGATTCTGTTCGCAATCTCGGGGTCGGCGCCATACGCCTTGTACCTGTCCATCGCGCGAACCAATTCTTCCGCGTTCGGCCCTGAAACTAGATTTATTCGCGCTTGGTCATTCGGAGCGTTCATCAGTTTCTTAATGGGACTCTTATTGCTGTACCAGTCGCGTGCGTATTGGGAGTAGTTCTGCTTCAGCGCGTCAAGTCGTGGTTTCAGATTGTCAGGGACGACGCCCGTAATCTGATTATCTGCCACGTCCTTTACGGACTTAATGGCGCGAGCGACTTCACCGTGACCGGAATTGAGTGCGCGTTGTTCTGCGCGATTGAGCGCCGTGTAGGTGCGGCGTGCTTCATCGAAAGGAACGCTTGTGACTGGCTCTGCGCCCTGTCCCATAACCAGCGCCCTGTCCTCTTCGGACAGGCTTGCAAGGAATCTCTGCTTCGCCGCTGGCGCGAGTGTGGCTTCGTCAATTTTAATTCCCCCGCCACGCCCCTCCCGTCCCGCGCCGCGAAACACCGATGCGCCTGAAAGCGGGTTGCCATCTTCGGCGTCTTTCAGGATGTCTCGGAACAGTGCAATCTTTTCATGCGAGCCTGCGAGGATATTGTCCTCTGCGTTCGTGATGGCTTCGTAGATTGGCGCTTGCGGAACTTGACGGTCGCCGAGCGCGACACGAAAAGCGTTCCATTGAGCATCCGTGCCTTCCTTCGCACTCTTGAAGGTCTTGGGCAAATCATTTTCGCCCAACTTTTTAGCCATCGCCGCCGTGCGCTCAAATGTCGGGCCTTGCTGATGCTCAAAATCGAACTTCTCTTTTGCGTTCGCTTGACCGCTAACGAACTCTTGAGTTTGATTGTTGAACCTGTCAACTTTTGCCTGATAAGTTTGCCGCGCTTCCGATAGGCGCTGCGCGTGGTCGCTTTTGGCTTTCTGTACCGCTAGCTGATATTCGTTTTGGAGCTGAGCGTTATCGCGACCAACTTCGGCAACTTTCTGTGCATGGTCAGCCTTCGCTTGAGTGAGTTCGGTTTTGTAATCCTCGACCGATTTTGTATACCTCTGCCGATATGCTTCTTGAAAAGTTTTACCCGTTTCTGTCCAGAGGCGGTAGAACTTTTGCAAATTGGCTGCATAAGCTTCTGGAATCTCAGGTACGCCTTTAGCGCCAAGCGCGGCCTGTAGAGCGACCGGGACCATCGTTCCAAAGCCACCGGCATAGTCACCACCACCGAATTGCTCTGTGGCCTTGACCATCCCATGACCTATGTACGGAATGAAATTCTCAATGGTTTCGAGTTCACCTTGAACCTTATTGCCAATTCCCGGCTGCCTGAATCGTGCGTCAGCGATGGCATTTGCATCTGAATATCCGGCGTAAGGCAGGGCCACACCTTTAGCGGCATTCTTCGTCGCCTCGTAAAGCGTTCTCCCCGGGTGCGCCAATTCATCTTTCGTCGCAGAGAGAACTTGCGAACCTGTGGTGCCTTCGGGCAAGCCTTCTGCGCTGGTGAGGAAACGATTGGTTGCGGATGGAGGCGCAGGTTCGGTATAGGGCACCCATGCCTTACCGTTCCAAGCAACCTTCTTGCCTGTCTGTGGATTGAGCGCGATTGTGAGCGTGTCAGGCATTAGGGTTGAATCACGTATCCCGGTGGAGGTGGCGGCACGGTCGTGTTGGTATTCGGCGCATTCGCAAGCGGCGGTGGTGGGGTCATCCCAAGCTGCCGATACGTGTCATTGAGTTGCTGAATGTCACCGCTCACCCGTGATTGGATTAACTGTAAAAGAGACTGCGCCTCTTGCGGTGAAAGAGTTCCCTTCCCTGCCGTTCCAAAAGATGTGCCGAATAAAGTGAAAGGCTTTCCAGCCGCCATGAGTGCTTGCTTCTGACCGCTTCCCCCTTCGAGCTTATCGGCGATGCTTACCAGAGCCATGCTATTTTGCGGTGACTCAGGATTCGCTGCCGCCCGCTGCGCTGCGGGCAACATGGACTGCACGTTGTAGAGATTTCGCGCGAGTGGATTCAGAATCGAAGCCGCGTTCACGTTTGGCAACGTCACGCCCATCTGCGCCGCGCGAGACAATACTTGAGCCGCGAGCTTTCCTGTTGGCATTCTGGCCGTGCCAGCGGCGATACCTTGAACGAGGGCATCTAGCTGTTGAGGGCTAACGGCTGCGGCCCCGCCAGCGCCAACGTGAGGCGTAGGAGCGCCAGTTTGCGTATAGCCTATCGTGTTTCCAGCGCCGTCTACGATGGACTTCCAAAACGTCCCTTTCGGCTTGCCAATCAACTCACCTTTGATCGGTGGCCCCGAAGTAATCTGAGGCCGCTGGTTGCTACCAGTAACGGGGAATTCAGTTCCCTCTGAGCCGGGAATCTGTTCTTCCTTTCCCGTGATGGAATTTATGCCATAGAGTTTTCCATCTTCACTGACGCGCATCCCTGTGTACTTGGCAATGCCGGGAGAATCCGTCGCGTAAGGCCTGCGCTCTTTTGTGAGTTGGTTGTAGAGTCCTTTTTCAATTGAGCCGTCAGGCTTTTTCTCTGAATACTCAATCCACGGCGCGAGTTCTTGGCTCTGTTTTTGAGACGCGATGCGTTGCTGCAATTCGGCCAGCTGAAGGGGGGCCATCAACTCAGCGAGCTTCTGTCTCGCCTGTTGCATAGCGAGTTCCGAAGACTGGCGCTTCCACTGTTGCGAAATGTCATAGCCTTCGCCAACTTGCGAACCGAAATTTCCGAGTGCTCTGCCGAGTGCGCCCATATTTATACTGGTACCAAATCAAAATTCAGATTGTCGAAATCGCCTTGTGTTGCCCCCGCATCCGAACCACTTCCGGTCGGAGGAAACAAGAGATTAAGAAAGTCTTGTTCACCGCCCCCCGTCAAACTTGGGCTTGGTTGCGTGCCACCCGAACTTCCGCCCTTCATCAAAAGCGCGAGTAGTGGCGAGAGATTTGTCGGTTTCGGCATCCCCGCAAGCGCCGTTCCTGCAATCTGTGACGGCAATCCAAGTTTTGTCAGGATTGCATTCAAGGCCGTGTTGATGTTTGTTTGTTCGTAAGGCGCGAGAGCCTGAGACTCTGACGCTGCCGCGATGCCGGGAGACTGCGCTAGACCTTGACTGGCAAGATTGCCACCCACCTGATTCTCAACTGCTTGCACGAGTCCGGCATCGAGGGGCGCAGCGGCAGACGTTGCCATTTGTGAAAGTTTCTGCGGCGTGAGCGCGGCGATTTGATTCTGCTGTCCCGTGAGAAAGTTTTCTTCCTTCTGAGCCTGTTGCTCCGCGCTGATGTTGCCGAGAAGTCCGGCTCCAGCGGTCCCCAATCCAGCAAGAGTCTCCAATCCCTTGCCAGCGCCAGAGCCGAAGAAGTTTCCCACACTTGCTAGAAGGTCGCTCATGAATTGTTCACCAGTGAATACGCGAAATCTGAGAAATTTGTCGGACCGGGAGGAGACGTTGTCTCCGTTGTTCCGACTGGCGTGAAGTTTGGCGTCGGCCCACCTAATCCGAATAGCTGCCGTACCACGGAATTAGCGGAACCAGACGAACCGGGCGTGCCTGCGGTGCCTGCAATAATCTGAGCAATACTAGCAACATAATCCTGATTTGCAAGGCCAGAAGTTTCCTCCAAAATGTTGCTCGATTGCGGACTGATTGCTCCCGCCAACTGCGCCTGTGTTGGGCCGATAGCCGTGGGCTGTGCGGCAGCGGTTTTTGCGGCGGCAATTTGGGCTTGGCCCGTAGGGTCTTTGCCGCCACCTTGCGACAATGCCTCGACGCCACTGATACCCGCCCCTGCTACGGAGCCGAGTGTGGCTACCCATGCAGGAATGGCTGCAAGAAACGGCATTAGAACATCTCCAAGATTCGCTTGCGAGGAATCTTCTTCCACGCACCACGCACAGTCGGGCCAGCGATGGCAACTTGCACTTCAGGGGCCTGGAATCCGCCCCACAACTCTGCAATCATCATCAGCTTGCCTTCCGCTTCGCGCTGCGGATTCACGTAGGTCAGAAATCCCTGATAGCCACGCTTGTCCGCATCCGAAAGACACTGCAACAAAAGCGAAGTTGTCACTTCCGTTGGAGCGCCATCAATCGTATAGAGCCGCATCAAGAACAGAACTCCGTGCGCGGGAGCGGCAAGCAGGGCACCCAATGCCTTGCCATTTTCCTCCGCGAGCCAGCACCAATCAGGCATGACGGGCATGTTCTCGTAACCCGTGCGAAAGTGTGACGGCAGCTTTTCTTCAGCGCGAAGATTGCGTATTGTTACCATCTAGCAAACCCCAACATTGGGTACGCCCACCGCCCGACTTTCCGTGTGCCAGTCGATTCCATCAATTTCGCACTGTCCTGCACCACTCACCGTTGCATCGAATCTGACTCCCGTAAATCCGCCGTCCGCCACATCCGCGAACAGGTTGAAATCAGCGCCAGCGGCAGGCATTTGCTTCACGGCAGGAGAAAGAGCAACACCCGATGTGTATGGCGTCACCGTCACCGGGGCCGTAACATTGGTATTGTTTCCGCGAATCACCACCCTGCGAGCGTAAAGCCTTTGGTCCGCATCCTTCGAGGCGAGCGTCGGCGTCCTGAAACTCCATGCCACGGAGATTTGCTGTGCGCCGCCCGTGTACCAGAGTGTGTCGTTTGCCTGCCAGCGTTGAATGCAGCCATCCAGATAGCCGCCGAGAACGGTTAACGGGTTGGACACAAGCGAAGCAGTTTGTGCGGCGCAACCGATGGAGAAAGGCAAGTCCACAACGGCCCACGCCTTCATCACCATGTCATAACAAAAAGCTCTTGTGAGTTGACCATTTGTGTTTGTTCCGATGGGAACAAAGGCGCAGTACATCGGGGGATTTGCTGTCAGCGCAGCCCAAGACGCCGCTGCGTAGGTTGGGTCAATGACGGTAATATCCTCGAAAATGGCGTCGTCCTGCCGGAAAATGTACGGTCTGATTTGCTCGCTGATTACGTGGTCTGCCACACCGTCAAACACCGCGTAGCCAAGATGCGTGTAGCGGCAAAGGCCGAATCCCGGCACGAACAGAATCGAGCGCGGAGCGAGACAGCCCATATTAGAGACGACTCTCTGAATGCCGAAGTTTGACGCACCGAAAACGCCGACTATCTGGTACGGAACGAAGTTCTTGAAAGCGACAAGGGAGCCTTCCGGTGGAATGCCCTGCGCCGTGATGGTAAATGAACCGAGTCCCATGCCTTCCGCACCATCGTCTTTGTCGATGAACGCTTGGTTGATGGGATTCCAAGAATTTGGGTTGTTGATGCTTGACTGTCGCAGAGAGCAAGGGCCGTCAAGTCCTGAAGACGTGTTCGACGGTGAGGTGTTGAACACCCACAGCGCAGCGCCGTAGACAGCAATATGAGCGGCGCCGGGTGGCGGGGGAGCGGCTGAGTTCAACAGTCCTGAGACTTGCCAGATAATCGAACCATCGGAAATTTCCTGCCCCATTTTGAGGCCAGACCAGTGAGGTTCCGCTGCGCCAGAAGTTCCGCCTTGAACTGCCGTGAGATAAATGCTTGGACTTGGCTGTGTCGCGGGCTGAATGACTGTGTTGGCTGCGTAGGCTTCATCCGCTATCCACTCAGGATAAGCAGGAACGAACGTGCTGAAAATTGGAATCGTGGTGACGGTTGCCGTTCCACCTGAAGATGGAGCCTGCCCAATCGCAGCGGGGTTGTAGACTGTGATGCTTCCAGAGCTTGCAGTGATGGCGACAAAAACTCCGTCGTAAAGTGGATTGGTAATTCCTGCTAGAACGAAGTTTGAGCCGATTTGAGCGGGATTTAGACCTGAAAATGTAACGGTGACGACTCCATAGGCATCCACCGACACGCCAGTGATTGTAAGAATCTGTGCCGGATTTGTGGGAGTGCCCGTCGAGTCCGAAAATAGCTGCGGAGGAAAGCCATTTCCCAGCGCAATCACGAGCCTGTTCGTAAATTGCAAAAACTGTGGCAGATAGGAGACAAGCCCTGAGATTCCACCGTTCGGTGTAGAGTTTTGCTGGCCTTGATACCCCGAAGGCGTCGGTACGACCGGGGTAGGTTCTACTCCCATCCCGGTGAGGTCAAGTTCAACGGGGCTGTTTGCTCCCGAATGAATGAACGTGACCGTCGCCGCGTAGCTTGCTACCGTCTGCGGCTGGAACGTGACTTTGATGGTGCCAGGAATCTGATTGTTGTTTTTGTCGTATACGTTTCCTTCCGTCGAAACAAACCACGGAAGATTCACAGGGGGAACCATCGAGAAATTTACGGTGTCACTCAGAACAATGGATTGAACCGCCACGCCAACCACGGTCGCGGACAAAGTGAAAGTAAGGGACTGCGGGCTGCCGATGGTTACAGTCCCGAAAGGTCCCGTACTGGGTGAGATGGCAAGAAGGCCGCTCGACATTAGCCACCCTCCCCGCCAGAAGGAATCGTGCCAAACACAGCGGGTGAAGCAGGGAACAGAGCGACGATATTGGCGTTTGTGTACGTCACAGGGTCAGTGCCCTGTGGAAACTGAAACAAGGCCGTCTGAATCGTCGTATCCGCCGTGGGAGGGCCAAGAGCAATAGTTGCCGTTCCGCCTGTGCCTGTCGTCCCTGAAGGCGTACTGAAGGCAACCAACATCGTAAAAGTGGAAGACATCCCTGCCGGGGGATGATAAATACCAAAAGTCCCGTTCAGCAGCGAGTTGCTATTTCCGGCAATGACAACCGTGGTGGCCCCGCCGATGTTCGTTGGGGCCGTCAACGTCACAACCGCGAAGCGAAATATGTTTTGAGGAAACGGCAAAGGTCCATCCACGGCAATCCTCACGATGGACACGCCAGCGGGCGCAGTCGCTTCTCCTGTGTCGATAAACGTGACGGTAGGCGTAAGCGGAGCAGGCTGAGGCACGGGAAGGCCAGTGCCAGTGATTAGAGACTCCCCACCCGGAGCCGTGCCTCTGTAGACGTTGTATCCCCACGCATTCGGCACCACATTCCATGTCAGCATGGCGTTCTGGCCGAGCGTGATAGGCACAGCCACTTCATTTGAGGCAGTCGTTTCCCCACCCACACCGTCAAGCGCCGTGACTTTGTAGTAGTAAGTTCCGCTTGGTAGAGTTCCGTAAGTTCCCTCTGCGGAGCCAGTGAGATGTAGCGGTGGGCCGAGCGGAAACTCAGTCGGAGCCGTTCGTTGCAAAGCCATGTAGTACGGCGAAACTCCGGTCGGCGTGAACAAAGTCACAGCCATGAAGCGGCCACGATTGGTTTGAATCGCGCCTTTGTAAAACTCAACGATGGCCGAACCGTCGCACACGTTCATCGCACCGCGTGAAGTCAGCAGCATGTTCGAGGCACGCGGCACCGAACCTTTGGGCTGCGCCAAAGGCTGCGAGGAAGCGACAATTCCGCGCACGAACGGAGACGTTGATTCAGGCTTGTATGCCATCAGTCCAAAATCCATCCACCCGCTGCGTCAGGCCAGTAGGTTCTGATTCCCGTTCCGCCGCCGACTTGCCTGCGTTTCGCAACGCCTGCATTCGTCAGCGCCCAGCCCTTCACTGCTTTTTCCATTTCCTTGTTGAACGAATCGAAACTCTGCGTATCGTGCTCCACGAGCTTTGCACGGCCAGCGACGTATTGAATCAGAAGTTCATCCCAGCCATTCGGAATCGGCAGGGCACTCGCGGCATTTCCTGATTGAAACGTCGGCGCAAACTGTCTTTTGCCGCTCCAGAAGATATTCAGTTCATAGACAGGAGCAGCAGTCGCGTGAGCCACGGCAGTTGACCCGCCGAGTCCGCGAATCAAGCCCGTCATTTGGTTTCCGTTCGGCCCCACATAGGCCATGATTTCTTGGTCTACTTGCATGAATCCGAACGGAAGCAGAAATCCACTGGCATCCACAAGATTTGCAATGGTGTCGGTGGACAACATCGGAGATGCGAGAACGGTGAACGAGCCGGTACGCGCGGGCTGCGGAAAAACTTCCAGAATGTTTCTGCTGTCCACAACCGACATCGAGCAAGACGAAAGCACAGAAGAAGTGATGGCGTTGCGACGGAAAAATTGCGCCCTGTCGCCGCCAAGTATCCAGTATCCGTCATACCAAACGGATGTGAGTTCTACCCACTGTCCTGGTACCTGATAGAGAGGCTGACCGATAGTCGAGCCGACTCCCGCGTAATCCAGCAATCCACCTGTCCCGCGAGAGATGAGTTTGAGACCCGCATTCAGCCAGCGATAGAGCGCCGAGCAGGAAGCGAATCCGCCATCGGTATCGGGATTCCATGCGGTGTTGCGCGTTGGAGGATTTCCGGCAAGAATCGGCGGCGCGGAGATGATAAACGGCGAGGTCGTAGATTCGACAAACTGACACTCGGAGCCAGCCGCACCGCCTACTAACGTCAAGTAGCAGCGAATCTTATCCGCTCCGGGCAGAAGGGTGGAGAAAACTTCGATGCCTTGATTCGGTCCTACCGACAGATTCAAAGTCTCGCCCTGATAGAGCGTTTCCCCCCAAAAATTGAGCTGGGTCACGATGGCGGCATACGTACCATTTGGTAACGTAGAACCAACGGAAGTAACAACACCAACAGACGCAGGTGCCGCTCCTAACGTGTTCGGCATGTCGGGAATCAATTCACGAGCGCCGATAATCACGTCTCCGGCGACCGCGACATATTGCCCACCGATTACGGCCACTTATCTTCTCCTGCCACTAGACCTTGATTTTCTTTTGGACACTCGCATCATTTCTCGATCAGCTACGGAACGAGCATATTTTTTAATGCGGTCTTGGTTTCTTTCGTTGGCCGCTCTTGGAAATTGTACATAATAGTTTCTTGGATTGTCATTATCAGCCCTCAACATGATTCGGTCCGTGTCGGACAGAACTTGTGCGTTAGAAAAGTTCCGATAACGCTCTGAATTATCTTTTTCTTGAGGCATTTGGTGCGCTCCTAAAAAAGAAGGCTGGACCGGGCAACCGCAGAGGAGCCCATGCCCAGCCTTGCTTCTGACAGCTTCGTTTGCCCTTAGACTAGCGGCTTAATTTCGATGTCGCACAGCCCAGTTTCCGATGTTCCGCCGAGTGTGATGGTCAAGGTGAATGAAGTCGCACCACCATTGATAAGCTGGCCGACCGCGCCGCCTGAACCTGTTGAGCCGGAAACCATGTCCACGATGTAGTCGAAAAACTTCTCGTACCATCGCGTCGAGCTGAGTGCGAACGTGGCGGGCGGGTTGTCGGAACCGACAAGCACGGTATTTGTCCCGTCCGATGCGGTGATGACAATGGAGTCGAACACGGGAGACGTGCCAGCCGCGCCGTAAATCTTGACGAGGATTCTCCCTACGGTAGTGCCGAGAATCGTTCCCGTCGCCGGGATGGTGACGGTGTTCGCCCCAGCAGACAGAGCGATACCATTCTGCGTGTAGGCAGCTTGCGATACGCTGACTCCGAACCCCGGAAAAACCCTTCCAAGTCCTACGTTGAATGACATGTCTAGTTCTCTCCTGAGTTCTTTACGTGATGGATGTGAGGCTAACTTGCATAAGGGGCCTGTCGCATCCAAGCTGGCAAATCAGATGCATTCTGCTCGTGATGACATCTTGGTTCGACGGCATAATCCACGGAGTCTGCCGGAAGTAACTGCCCATGTTGTAAATCATCCAGATGTACTTCGTGTTGAGCAGATAGCCCGTTCCTGCCGGGAAGTGCTGGTCCGCAAGCACCACTGCGTTCTTAAACCGCATGTGGTAACGGAGCGCAGTCTGAATCGGCGCGGTGTCGGAGTAATTGTTATCCGCGCGGATGATGTTGGTCGCACCGACTGTGTTGGTCTGCGTGAACTGCAACTCGAAGTTTGCGAAGTCGGTGTTATTCAGAATCAGCAGGTTCGGCTCATCGTAACCCTGCACGACCGAGAAATATGCTGGCAGGAGCTTGGTCGAGGACAAATGCCCCGCGATGACGGCATTCGCTGCGGGCTGCCATGCGGTTGTGGTGGTGCGGTTGATGCCCGCGATGGTGTTGGTGGTCTGCAAGACCCACGCATTGATGCTGTCGAGATCGGTTGAGGAGTTGAACGGCGCATTTCCGGCCACTGCCTCAGCGAGCATGTCCAGCATGGAAGCCGCTCCAAGCTGAGTCTGCACACGCACGAGGTCGAGGCCAGCAGGTCCGCCACGCCCAGTCACAATGTCGAAGACAGGCAGCGAAATAGCGGTGTAGTAGCCGCGCCAGATTTGGTCTGCGGGCTGCACCGCGTCAATCGTGCTGGTCGAGAGAAGCTGGTCGCCCCAGTAGGAACCGCGAGTCGTAATCTTCGAGGTGATGAGCGGATAGACGATTTCCTGCCCCGCATTGTACTTCTTCGCGTATTGGTTCAGGAAGGAAAACGTCGGCGACGGATTGAACACGAGGTCGCCGAGGCGAGGGAAAATTAATTTAGGGGCAATAGCGTTTAAAGTATTTACTAACGTCGCACTTGGCTGGTTGATTCCGAGCCCAGTTGTGAAGGCCATCTATCGTCTCCTCAAGCTACCCCGCAGCTTCGCGGGCACATTCGAAATTTTCCTCGTACATCCTAGCCTGTAATCTTTCCGATTCGTGCGGGCATGTTCCGCCAAGACGAATGGCAAAATTACAGTTCATACAAAGCAAACGAAACTTGTCTTTCGGAAAATCTGCTTCGATGATTCGTTTGTAGAGACTATGGCCGCGAGCCTTCCATCCTTCTTCTCTGCGATGACGCGCTCCCCACCCGCCGACATGGTCCAGAGTCAAAAAGTCCTTCTCCGTCTCGCCGCAGCACTGACATTTATTTCCATAAGCCTGCAAAATTGCATCGCGCATCTTAATTCGATACTTAGCGGAGCCTTTTTTCTGCCATGCAGCGACTCGGTTCTTGTTCTTTTCCTGATACGCTCTCATCTTGGCAAGAATCACTACCTTATTTGTTTGGTAGCGAGCACGTTTCACCACATTGATTTCGTCTTTGCGTTCCTTCATGCGCGCTAGAATTCTCACTTTGTTCTTTTCGTACCAAATCCTATTAAACGCCTTCCGTACCGCTGGGTCTTTGTGTGGCATCGAAACCTCCGACGCCAATTTTACTACGACATCGGAATCCCGGCTTCGGCAAGCTGCTGTAGCAGTCCGCGAATCTCCGGGTCTTTCATTCCTTCTGTGAAAAGGTCGGGCAATTCGCCCGGATTGGTCTTGACTGGCGCTGCTGGCCCGCCGCTTCCCGGTACGCCCGGTTGAGTCACGCGATTGGCTGCGGCAGCGATGCGTCCCGCTTCCAGACCACGTTCGTAGGCTTCTTTCTTGGTTGCCTCTTCCCGGTCGGCGCGGCTCATTTCTTCCCACGCGCGAGAGATCGAGGGAATGCCATCTTCATCCGTGAGTTTGTTTGTGGCGGCATACTTCACCAGTTCATCGCGGGTTGGTTTCTTCGAGGTGTTGCCGAAGTTGAGCGAGTTGTATTCGGACTTCCAGTTATTCTTGAGGAAGATTTGCGCCGCTTGCTGTAAGGTGGCTTGCCCGCTGGCGACAAGTTTTTTGAGGTCCGCGATTTCCGCATCGCGCTTGCTGAGGGCTTCTTTCACGGGAGCGAGCCACGGGTCATTGAATGGGTCTTCGCCCGGAGCGGCAGTGCGCGTGTTCTTTTTTAGTTCTTCGATGTCAGCCAAAACTTTTGCGGCTTGCTTGCCGAGATTGTCGGCAGACTCGAAACGCTTCGAGGCTTCCGTTTCTCTTGCTTGCGCGTCAGCGATGCGGTCGGACAGTTCCTTTTGTTCACGCGAGGTCAGAGAGCGAAAATCCCCAAGCGGCACTTCGCGCTCGGAGCCGTCAGCATCCTTGAAGCGCAAGGTCAAATCGTCTTTGTAGGTTTCCTTGTCCGCCAAAATCTTGCTGAAATCTATTCCTGCCATCTGCGGTTCTCCTATGCCCCAGACATATCAGGCTGAGGTTGTGGCACTGCGGGTTGCGCTGCTGAATTTGAAATGGGTGGAGCAGGTTGCATGTTCGGCTGCTGTCCTACCACTTCCGAAACTTGCGCGGCCTGCCCAATTTCTTTCTGAGCCTTTGTGAGGGCTTTCATCGTGGCCGAGATTTGATTGGCGACATTGGGCATCGTTTGCCACGTCATCGTGAACAGTCTTGCCAGTACGTCTCCCACCCTGTCCAACTGGCGGGCAATCATCGTCGGGTCTGCGCCTTGCAATTCAGCGGACTGTTGAGCCAAACCTGTCCCAGCGTTCGCCCCGGTCTTGCCGGATAAGGCGCTCGCTATGATGGAACCTAGTCCGCCAGAAGGTGCGCCCAACTTAGTCCTTTCCTACCGGACCTACGCGCGGAGCCGGAGGCATATCGGGCATCACGCCCATCGGGTCGGGAGGCTCAGGCGAGTTTGCTGCCTTGCCGTAGTCAATCGGCCCTTCCGCAGAACCTTTTTCCGGCTGGGTTGTCCAGCTCGTGTCCATCGTGTCGAATGCTCGGTCCTTCGCCATCAGCGTTTTCCTCTCGCGTTGGGAGGCAAAAACCCAACGTAATCCTTCGGCATCGTGCGATACACCGCATCCGGCCAATCCGCGTCACAATCAGCGACGGCGGGTTGCGTGGAATCATCCAAAGCGTTGTCTCGGACGATTTCCCTGTTTTCGTCAATTTGCCGGATATTCAATCGCTCTGCCATTTCTACCTCAAAGTGCTAAGGGCAGGTTCCCCTGCCCCCAGCCGATTCTTGTTACTCAGCCTTCACGCCCTGACAGGTCTGAGTTACTTGCGGCCGCGTCGGCCGTGTTTCCGTCCACGTCGTGCCATAATTTCGGCCTCCTTTCTCCCCTAGCATCCCCCAAAACAAAAGGGAGAGGCCGCTAGGAGTGAACATCTGCGAACTTGGCGTTACTTGCGGCGCATACGGCGGCGTCCACGTCGCATAAATCCTCCTCAGACTTGCATCGAGCCGCGTTCACTCAGCAGGGCTTCTGCATTCGCTTGCAAGTGCCGCATCCAAGCGTCTTCGCCCATTTCGCGGCGATTCTTTTCGAGGTCAAAGAAAACAGGTGACGGTTTCTGATTCACAGCAATCTGTACTGCCCAAACTTTTCCGTTGTAATCAGGATTCTCAACTTCGCGGAGAAGGAGCAATTCAAATTTCTGCACCACGGTTGGGAGAGTGGGTTGTTACAGGAAGGAAATCAAGGGGGTACTTTCCGTTTTTTCCGCTTTACCCAAAAACGTGTCAAGAGAAAAGATGGCTCGATTGGCGTAGGAACGGACTATTTTTCCACAGAGAGTTTGGCAACTGCTGTGCTATTTTTCTGGGATGAATTGAGTAAGGGAAATCCTAATTCAACGGCAGATAAATTTCCCACTGGCCTTTAGGTCGTCTTACGATTCGACATCCGATTGAAAGCAAAGTTCCGTCCCTGCACCACATCCGAATCAATCGAGTCGTGCGGCCAAAATATTGCGCCGCGAGTCGCGTGCCAATCGGATTCATCGCACTCGCCGACACGGGTATGCCTCTCCTAAATCATTCTTGCACGTCTCGCAGATACGAACGGAGACACATTGGAATAATTTGCCGCGCGTCCTGCGGTGACAACGCGAGCAACGAACGGTGGATGCACTCCTGAGAGCGGGAAGAATTATCGGAATGCGGGAAGTTGCCACTAGCGGGGCCTCTTCGTGCGAGCCACAGCTGCAAGCTCTTGCTGTTTGGTCGCGGCGTCGGCCAACTCGTCTGCATTCGGCATCCGCAAAATATCGTACAAATCTTTCAACCCAAGCGCAGCCGGAGTCTTCGCCAGCGCCATCGCAATCTTTTGCAGCGCATTGGTGGAAAGTGCTTGCACGCTCGCATCGTCCAACTGCAATTCGCATACAGCATCATGCGGCAGCGGAGTCCATACACAGGCTGGCCGACTCTTGCTGAAAGACGGTTTGTACTGGTCTTCGATATTCTTGAATCGCGCCATCATGTAGAAAGTCAGTTGCGCGACACGGCCAATCGTCTCTGAGAGAAAGCGAGCCTTCATGCGATTCAATGTCTGCGACTGGAACACGGCGGCATCGAACAGATCGGGTGAAATGTTTCCCTGTCCTGCCTGCCCTTGCCTCTCTTGGGTGAAGCCCTGATAGCGTTGCACCTTTGCCAGCAGCAGGTCTGGAATCTGCGTCATGTGCTGAGGAATCGGGGAAGGCCAAGTCAGGGTGGGGGGTTTATCGCCGGAATAGACTTGAACTTCCCCAGGTAGGCCACCGAAGGCGTCAATGTCGATTTCCGATTCTTTCGGAATCCAGTATTGAGCATTGTTGGTGCGAATCATGTTCTCAATCAACTGGCGGTACATCATTTCCGCATTCTCTTGGCTCGAACGTCCGTAGCGAACCGGAGGCGGCCCGTACATGCGATTGAGCGTGGGAAAGGACTGCAATCGACAGACCGGAAAGCTGCCAAAGTTTTCTTCCGGCAGTCGAGGAACGAAGTTCGGGCCATCGGCAAGAATGATGCCGTTGCATTCGGTGATGAATCTGCCGCCCGGATACTTGTACTTCAGAATTGGCTCAACGACCAAATCCATGCCTTGCGCGGTGACGTTGCCAGCAAGTTCCCTGACCGCTTCTTTCGCGTAATCTTTAATCCATAGCCTACGAACGCGAAGCCTTGCGCCTTGATGCGAGTTCTCAAATCCATCTGGCGGGTCAATGCGAAGCGAGCCTTCCGGCAATTCCCATCCAAGTCCCGCTCGGCTGCCTTCCGTTTCTTCGTAGGGTTGGTCGTAACCGCCGCCAGCGCGAACGAGTTGCCCTTTTTCCGGGTACATGCGCCGGATTTCGTCGAGGTAGTACCAGTCGTCCGTCTTGACGAATGACCACGTTCTATCGTCCGAGGCTCGCGGGTCGGGGTCTACCGTGTCAGGCTCGCGCGAGGAGAGCCATACCGAACCTTTGCCTTCACGCGCATCGGAGTTGAAACCGACTTGCAGCCAAGAAGGATTCGAGAATTGCGACCATAGCACAGCATCGAAGATTCGGTTGTTGAAACATCCAGCACGCCACGCAGACTCCATCGCTTTTTCTCGCGGCTCATCTCGCTTGCCGTTTACGCTCACGTAAAACTTAGGCGAGTCGTTTGTGAGGTCGGTTGCCTCACTCATCGCGAGATACTGAAGCTCAGGGAGAATTACGCGGGGACGAAAGGAAAGCGCGGTTGAGGTAGGAGCGTATTCGAGGGTGAAAAACTCACGCATGTCTTGCGTAGCATTGGAGCCGTTGCAACGGTCGCGTTCTTCGCGGGAGATTCTTTCGAGGAGGTCAATCTGGCGGGAGATTTTTTTGTCGGCTGCGGCGACCGATGGCTGTTGCTGCGTCTTGGAATCCGTGACAAGAAATGGCGCAGCAGACATCAGCTAATTTTCTCCATCGGAATGCGCGAAAGTTCCGTTATGCCGTTCATCCAATCCGAAATTATCTGTAGCGGGTCTGACTTTCCCTCGGCTTGGTCTACCTTGACGTGCGACTGACACCATTCCACGGAATCGGTTAAATCCTTGTTGGTCATAATGTCGGGGACGAGTTCTGCGGCGTGGAGCGCGAAGTTCTCTCGCAAGTTAGCAAAGGCTCTCGACTCGCTCTCTTTGACTTCGTGAGCGAATTGCGCCCACATCTTCGCGTAGATCGTATCGTCGGTCACTGCGTTTGCGTTCTCCGATTCGCTTTCAATTCATCGTTCAGCAATCGCACCACTTCCCGCTGTTTGAGTTTGGAGTGTAAGGCTTCTAAGTTGGGACTGTCCAGCACATTCCCATGCGTCTTTGGCGTGAGAGGCAATTCCCCTTGCGCGTCAGGTTGCGGAGCGGCGGCAGTTACGGATTGAGGCGTGGTGTTTTCCGGCGTCACCGCGAATGTTTTGAGCGGCAGTTCGTTTTCTTTTGCCGTGCGGATGATGAGTTCTTGGCTCTTGCGGTCGCGCAGAAATTGAATCTGCGTTGCATCGCCGGGACAGTCAATCATCTCGTAGGGAACGCGGAGTTCGCCCTGATTGTTCTTGCACAGCGCCGACACGACACGCGTGAGGTAGCGCAAGTTCTCGTTGAGCTTTACGATTCGGTCATCCACGCTCTGTGGCATCTGCGCTCCTATACCTGAATCAGCTTCTTGCTCGTATTGAGTCCCGGTTTCGCAAGTCCCATTTCTACCAACTGCCTGCGATGCGCCGAACTACGCATCATCTGGTTCATTTCTTTTTTCAGTGTCTCATCGCCGGGAGGCCGCACATTCATTCCCATTTCAGCGAGACGTTCCTGTAGTGTCGGCTGGCCCGTCAGCTTCGGCGCAAACCGTAATCGGGTGGGAGGATACTGCTCGCGGGTCAAACATGCAATCATTCCCGCAACGAGGCAATCGTCGTGCCCGCGTTCCACGTCCCAGCGCCATTCTTTGATCGTGCAGACCGACATCTGCTGAGAGAACATCGTATCGTTCACAATGAGTGCGCCGGGTTCGTTGCGGATTCCCATTCTCAGCATGGAGCGAGTCGCGTCGATGATGAGACGGCGCGTAGCTTGCGACATTTCAAATCCCAACGAAATTCCCCTACTCTTGCCGCGCGGTTTGTCGTCCTTCCGCTTGTCATGGTAAATCTTGTATTGCGGGTAGCGGAAAACGTCCCTCAACTTAATTTGTGCCCAGCGCCCCAAGTTTCCTGTGAGTTCGATATTCACCATCGCCGTGTTGTACCAGCGGCCCGCCATATCAAGCTGGTCTGCCAGAGTTTCGGGAGCAACACGCTCTGTGAATCTAGCTGCGATTTCGCCCGTTTCCCCGCAGAGAATCACGGCAGCCGCAAAGTCACCTTCTTGGTCGCCAAGCGCAGCGTCCGCACCGATGTAGTAAGTGAGTCCGTCCGTCTTGCCGCTTTCTACAAACGGCCTTTTCCAGATGTGCCACGGCCCTTTTTCATCCTGCACAAACTTCCCGCGTCCCGCATCGTCTCGAATAAACTTGCCGTGAGAGTCGGGCTTGCGAACACATCGTGCGGCGTAGGAAAGTTCATCTCTCGCAAAAGCTGGAGAACCGGACACCTGGAACGCAACTTCTGCACAGTGAGCAAAATCTTGGAGGAACTTGAATTCAAGGTTTCGGCAATCGTCTGCGAGAGTCCTTCGCATCCATGCGATTTGTGCTTTGTTCGCATTGAACGGCTTTGCCATCAGTTCTTTTTCAAGGTCGCCTTGCGGAGCGTCATCGGCTTCTAGGGGAGGTCTGACGCAAGTAGGGTCTGAGAGCCATCCTAGAAAACAGGGAATGTATCCATTCTTGCCAGCTACAGCGTCTTGCCAGTAATCGTAAAATGCTTCTCCTGGCCCTTCCACGCCGTTTGCTGTCGATTCGATGATGATGGCGCTGCCTTCGCCCTTGCTCACGGAACTAATCATCGCCGTGAAAGAATCGTCAGACGGGAAATACGCCGCCTCGCTGAGATGAAGTAGCGAAAGAGTGCCGCCGCGTCCCGCCGCTGGCGTTCCGGCAGTCGCAAGGGTGATGTGACTATCACCCGTCTGGTGCCTAAAGAAAATTCTCTTGCTCTGAATGTCGTCTTTCGGGAAAGAGGGAAAGGCCATCGAAAGGTCGCGCGGCACGCGAAACAATTCTTCCGCGCTTGGCGTCAAGTGCGCCACAATCTTCATGTTCATCAAAGGGAAGGCAAGTCCCATCGCCCACGCAAGAGCGTCGGTCTGTGCAGAAACTCCGACACGCCTACTTTTGAGGTCGAGAATGCGAATTTTCTTGTCAGCTTCCCACTGTGCTCTGATTTTCTTCCAGCGAACTTTCTGATTTGGATTCCATACGAAGGGCACCATCCGGTTCGAGTTCAACATCTTCACCGGAAGATGCGACAGAAGGATTTCGGCTTTGTCGAGCCAGTTCACCGTTCTTGCGTCCGCTGATTCTCATCGCGGCGCTTCTCGAATAGCTTTCGATTGTACTTCTCGTAGCAAATCGTTCCGCAGATACCCACGGGAACGATGAGGTTCGTTACAGGGTCTTTCCATCCCGCGAAGTCGCGGAAGGCAGGAAGTCCCGCATGAGCTTTCTTGCAAATGAAGCACACGTAGGAAGGCTGTTCCGTTCCAGAGCGTGAATTTAGAATATATCCAGCTTTCTCGAATTGCGCTTTGAGTTCCGCGTAGGCAAGGCGAGCTTCCTGCATGGGAAGGCGTTCCCAGTTCACGTCAATGTGGATGCCAAAGACTCCGTTGGGCCTGACAGCTACGGGCGGCTCAAGTGGCGGGATGAGTATGTCTTGCGGGGAAGGTTCGCTGCCATTTCGTTTTGCGGCGTGGCGGTCTTTCATGCGCTGGCTTGCGGCTGCGCGAGCCTCTGCGGACATTGGCATTCGATTCTCCTAAGTGAAGGAATAAACCTTGCGGCGCTCGCGTTCCCGTTCTGCCTCGGATGCTTGCGCTTTCTTGCGTAGGAAGGCTTCGTAGCGGCCAGCGGCATCAGTCGTGTCCGCAGGCCAGATGTTGACAGCTTGGCAGGTTCGACACCGCACAACAAAATAAATCTTGCCATCGATTTCTTTCTCGCGCTCTACAAAAGTGTCCGAGCGAGGACAGGACTTCTCTTTTGCGTTGTAGCACTCAGGAATATTCACAGCGGAATCACCTTATGCTCGTTCGGCCCTTGCATCTTCACAAATTCGGCTCTCTGTTGCTGATTCACAAAGTCCTGATAGGCGAGCCACAACGTTTTTCGGTTCTTGTAGTTCAAATAGCCGTAGAAAATTTTTCTGGGAGTCGTGCGAGCAAACAGCGTTGCCAAAGCACGGCGGGAATTTATCAATCCTTGCGTAATCGGTCTGCCCTGCTTGCGAAGTTTCTCCATGTAGCCGTCGAAAAGTTGCTGCGCGTATTCTCTGCGGTGAGGCGGAACGGATTCCCACGGAAGTTTGTTCTTACGATTCGGGTCGAGAACTTCTTTCGGCTTCTGGAATCCCCATTGCTTTTTGCGTTCGTGGAAAGTGGAGAAGTAGTGTTCGAGTTCCGCGATGCGCTCACGAGAGGCGAAAGGAAATTTCCAATCTGGGTCTGCGGGATTCGGCTTAATCTTCCTCACGGCGCGAAGATACATGAAAATAGTTGGGCTTGCAACAAAGAGTTGGGCATGGTATGTTCTCGAACCGTGAGCGACGAACAAAAAGACTTTTGCCCTCTACACAAACGGAAAACTCCGTGCCTCTCTTGCCGAGCCGCGAAGGGCGGCAGAGTTTCCTCTCCGAAGAAAAGCGCCGCAAATAGACTGAAGGCCCGCTTCGCCGCGCGTGTGAGATGGCATGGCCGGAAAGTTGCCGAAAGGGAATCCCATGCCGTGGATTCCTAAGTACCCGCATAGGAAAATAATTTTCATCGCGTTCTCCATGCGGATTTATTGGGACGCTCTGGGATGGACGTTATTGATGCAGACGCCTCTGTTGGGGGTACAATTTAGTAGGAATTATTTATCCGTCAATAGGTGCGGCAGAGAAACTTCCCTGTGGTTGGGCTTTATAACTCGAATTCCGATGGAAGAAGGAGGATTGATTTATATTTGGAGTCTGAGGAAAGAATGGAAATTCTTGCCACTGTCATTTGAGGACGCCTGATGCCCGGTTTTTCGGAATCTTGTGTAACCAATCAACATGCGGCGTGCGCTGACCCCGAATGCCGTTGCCGCTGCCACGTCAAAACTCAGAAGCTCATCGCACAAGCGGCAGCACAGACGCAACCCGGCAGTGTGCAGGTAGAAATCCAGACAGGTTCTTCCATCTGCCCGAAGTGCAATCAGCCGCAACGTCCAACGGATACTTTTTGCAGGCGCGACGGAACGAAACTGATTCAGGCGAAGAAATGCTTGGATTGTGAATCCTATGGCGACCCGACCGATGTGTACTGTTTTTGCTGCGGCATCGAGCACGGCAAGACGCGACGCATCCCTGTGGAAGCTGCGGCAGAAGTTGAACCGTCTGAGCCTTTGGTAGACCGCATCGCTGAGATGTTGGCTGCTGGCGGGAAGGTGGAAGTGTCGTGAACCTAGACAGAAGAAAGTTTCTTTCGTTTCTTGCCGTATCTCCGGTCGCTGTCCAGCTTGCCATCAATGAAGCAAAACTGTTTGACCCCCATCGCGTCATCTTCGACATGGGCAGTAATCTTTGGCGACCCTCCACTTTCGAGGAAGCGTGCGCTTTACATATCAAGGCTATTGAGGGGCAGATGCGCGAGAATTGGACTCTTCAGCTTCCGCTGCCAATCTATCGTACACCGATATTTGATATACCGGACGACATCACGACATGAAGAAACTCATCACGCTCTGTACCGCCTGTTTTTACGCGAATAAGTCCGAGAAATTGGTTGCCGTGGTAGCGAATGCGAAGTGCGAACGCTGCGGAAAAGAGGGCCAGTGCTACCGCACAGAGGAAAACGATGAGCCTCGTTAGCTTCTACTCCTACCTGCGCTTGCTGGACGCCAGACCCTACAAGTTCGACAACGATGAAGTGGATTACCGCGAAGCGGAAGGCGATGCCCGCTGCAAGAATTGCTACCATTTTTACGAACGAAAAACGGATGGCTACAAAGTCTGCGAAATCTTCCGCGACGTGAAAGATGATGACGATGAGCGGCCGATTGACCCGGAAAAAACTTGCCACTTCCACACGAAAGACGGGGATGACATGACCTTCATTGAGCCGGAAGCGGATGAGGAAGAAACCAATTGATTTCGCTCCTGTGTCCCACCCGCAAGCGACCCGAAAGATTCTCGAAAATGGTTTGGTCCGCGCTCGAAACCGCGACCAATAGGGTTGAAATTCTTTTCTATGTTTCAGACGACGATGATTCTTATGACCAACAGGCCATTCTGTTGCCTACTAAGGTCGAGATGAGCGAAGTGAAACTGAAAGTGGTACGTGGGCCGCGCGTTACATTCTCGAATCTGTGGAATCAGATGCTCCCACGCGCAACGGGAGATATTTTCATGCTCTGCGCGGACGACGTAATTTTTAGAACTTACAGGTGGGACGAAATTGTTGAGCAAGCCTACGCCAAGTGCCCTGATAAAATCCTGTGCTGCTACGGGGATGATGGAAGTCCGAACGGAAAGAACTTTGCGACCCTTCCATTCATTTCACGTCGATGGACAGAGGTTCTCGGACAGTTCACTCCTGACGGCTACACAAGCGATTTTTGCGATGCCCATGTCCAAGACATCGCGGATATGATTGGGAGAAAGAAACTACTGCCCATTTTGACGGAACACTGTCACTGGTTGTGGTCTAAAGCCGAGAAGGACGAAACGTACCGCGAAAACGAAATGAGAAATCGCAAGGATAACAACACGCAGCGATACCGCGAGCGGCTTCCTGAAAGACTCGCGGACGCTGAGAAGCTGCGACAGGAGATTGCCCGATGCGCCGCGCGGTCGTAAATGTCGGTACTGGCTCCATCTACCAGCGCGGCACGAACACACTGCGAAACTCGGTCGCCAAATACGGCAACTGCGATTTCGTTTCATGGCAAGACCCGTTGCCGAAAGATTGGCCCAAGCACTCCGACGTGGCCTACGGCTTCAAAGCATTCAGTCTTCGTGAGGCGTCAAAGGACCACGATTTGCTCCTCTGGGCTGATTCTTCGGTGGTAGCGATTCGTTCAATGGAACCCCTTTGGGAAAAGATTGAGCGTGAAGGTGCGTTCGTGCCATTGAATGGGTGGTTCAATTCCGAATGGACTTGCGATGCGGCCTATGAAGATTTGTTCCCCGGCGTGCCATTGGAAGAAGCTCGCGAGAGAAATAAAATTCCCCATGCAGTCGCCACGACATTTGGAATGAATCTGCACTCGTCTGTCGGCAATGAATTGCTCTCGGAGTATTTTAGGCTTGCCAACACCAGAGCTTTCTGCGGGCCGTGGTCAAATCTCGATTGTCCTGAGCACTGGCAGCAAGACCCGTCAAGAATGGGGCACTGTGGCCCGCCGAGTGTCAGGGGCCACAGACATGACCAAAGTTCCTTATCAGTAATAGCTCACAGGCTCGGAATCACATTGACACCGTGCCCTGAATTCTTTTCCTATCCGCCGCCAGCGGAAAACACAATCCTCGTGAACGTAGGCGCATGACATGAACCGCCTCGCTGAATTCCCAGAAATCTGTCTGCGCTGGAAAACTTCGCGCTTCCTGTGCCCGTGGAATCCCTACACGCACGACTATCTGGGTACCTACATGGAAGTCTTGAAAGACCGGCCTATCAACAAGATTGTCGAAATCGGACTTGGACCGAAGGGGTTATTTCACCCTGAGCAGGTTGCCGGATGCGGACTGTTCATGTGGCAAGAGACGTTTCCAGAGGCGCAGATATTCGGCCTCGACTACGACGCCAGGACGCTAGTGAATACGGGCAACATCCGCTCGATGCTGTGCGACCAGTCGAACGAGCAATCGCTGCGGCGAGCGGCGGAATGGATAGGACCCGGAATCGACTTCATCGTGGACGATGCTTCTCATCGCTCGGAGGACCAAGCATTGAGCGTGAAGATTCTGGCACCGTTTTTGTCTCCGACTGGCGTGTACGTCATCGAGGACGTGCTGCCGGGAGAAGAAATCCATAACGCTTTGGCGTACAAGCATCGCACGGTTGAGTTGAGAACGAATGTGCTGCCGGACGACCGCCTAATCATCATCGAAGGAAAGGACGTTCATGCAACTGCGTAAGATTGCTGGCGAGCACACGATTGACGTGGATTTGTTACCGGAAGCGCCACTGGTGCTAGATGTGGGGTGCAGGGACTTTTTATTCTGCAAAGAGATTCTGGAATTGCGGCCAAAAGGCAGAATCGTGGCATTTGAGCCTGACCCGGCAACGGTTCCTCCCGACGACGAACGAATACAATTTTTCAAGCGAGCCTTGACGCATCGAGGAGAGTCTACCGTCACCTGGCAGGGAGAAGGAGACGGCAGCTACATCGCTGGAGCAGAGTATAGCTACGGTTGGGGAGTGAACGACCCAACGAAGGCCGCACAGGTTCCGAACACCAAATTCGATGATTTGATTGCCTACTTGCAGTGGGACTGTTTTGACCTTGTAAAATTGGACTGCGAGGGAAGCGAATTCGGAATTCTTGAGAACTGGCCGGGGCCAGTCGCCAAACAAATCTCAGTAGAATTCCACGACTTCATCAATCGCAGAAAATGGGATGATAACTATTTCGCCCGGTTATTCGACGGCCCGCTAGGGGCATATCGCATCATCCAACACCCACTGATTCCGATTGGCCCAGCGAAAAGTTTAGGGCACTGGGACACTGTGCTCGCACTGAAATGACGTGGGACCTGCTTATCCTGAGTCAGCCGTCGCGGATTCGCTTTCTCTGGCAACTCCTCGAAATCCTCAAGCCGCAGATTCATAACACACCTGTCGAGGTAAAGATTCGGCAGTTTAACCCTGCCATGTCGCTCGGAGAGAATCGGGAAGTGATGCGGAGAGAAGCGAAATCCGATTACATCTCCATGTTAGATGATGACGATTTAATTACCATTGACTTCGTTGCTAAGGTTCTGCCGCTACTGGATGGAGTGGACCAAGTTTCATTCGACTGCCAAATTTACCGCAACTGGACGAAACTTCCGGTTGCTCACCATTCACTCAAATACGGGCACTGGTATCAAGATGCAAACGGATTCTACAGGGACATCTCCCACATCGCAAGCGTGATGCGGAGAGACTTGGCGCTACAGGCTCCGATGAGCGGAGGAATCGGCGAGGACTGGCGCTGGGCGATGGAGATACGGAACCTGGGGATTGTAAAGACGGAGCACCACCTAGATGAAGTTCTCTACCATTACATCGAAAGGCACCAGAAGAACGACGCGCTCGACTGGAAGGATGCTAGGCGTTTGGCGTTGATTGAACATCTACGCACAGCAAGTGAATCGTCTTAGTACCGAGAACGGCTATTCTTTCCCTGCGGTGAAATCTTCCCTTGCACACTTTACAGTTTTCGCCGCGCCTTGCCTCGCGTGTTTTCATGGCGTTCCTTTCTCTGCAAACCGCTGGTAGATAGAATAGCCGCAACCGAGGTGATTAAACCTGACCGATGGCATAACCCCCGTCCTGTAGCCCTTGCGATTCATCTCCGAACAAATCACATCGTCCACTTCATCGGGTCGGCAATCGTTAAATTCAGTCAGTATCCCCTTGCGAACAAAAACGATTCCACCGACTGAGTGCATCTGCTCGACTTCTGCCGCTGAATCAAGCACTCTCGCCGGGTAGTGGCCGTCACTGATGGAAGTCGCGCTCAAGATTCCGTAATCGGGATGCGCTTCGAGAATCGCTACCCCCCTTGAAAGGAAATCTTTTCCGATGGGCAGAACATCGTTGTCGCTAACAACGTAGATAGGCGTGTGTGCCAATTCCTCGGCGATTTGCTTTGCTTCGATGTGGTACTTCTCAGGATTGCGTGGACCGATGACGATAAGATTGGCGAATGGGTGCGTGTTCCAAGCGTATCGAGTAACCTCTGCTATTTTCGCCCGCAACGGCGTCGGAGCGTAATCACGGAGAAACACATCCACGCGCTTTGGCAATTTGGCGAAGAGTTCTTTGAAGGCCGCAGTCGAGACTTCGCTGATTTTGCGAACAGCTTCCTCATCCATCGAGCACCAACTCCTCAACCAGCACGTAAGGATTGCTCTCCATCTCCCGCGCTTCGAGCACCACCTTCCGCCCACACCCGTCGTAGCAGAACCGCTCGTAGAAGGTTCCTCGCCAAACTTCGTAGACGGTAATCAGTTCGTTTCGCATTTAGAAATCAAATTCAACGGGCAGCGCAATCCTCAGAAATGTGCGTGCGGTTGACCTCTCCAAAATCATTGACTCGTGGACACAATCCGCCGACAATAAATAGCCGACGTTCGCTGGCAAGACTTCCCCATCTCCGAGTTGCGGCAGCAAGTCACTGAGGTCGCCATCACTGGCAGGGCTGGCTTCAAAATGACCGCGCCACGCTCGACAACCAGAAAAGCTGGACGCGACTATGACAGGCATTCTGCCAACCGCTTTCGCCGAGATGTTATTACAGTAATGCGTCCAGCCACTGTGATTCCAATTGCCAATTGCGGGGACATAGCAGCCATCTACGTGCGGTTTAGGACGGCGCTGCGACATTCCAGCTTCGACGATTTTCTCATCCACGGTCATGTGCGCCATACCCTTGACCGCACCAGCGGAAGCGCAGAGGGCAATGACAGGCTCAAGGTAATCCTCGAAGCCATCGGCCATCTTCGGATTCGCCAAATTGAAACTGTGCATGTACTTCTGACGCGCTGCGTATGGCAAAACAACTGGACAGAGACGGCGATAATCACTTATGAGTGTTTGCATTCTTCTCCTTATAGACGGTGATGAGGTCAGGTTTCACGGTTCCACCTTCGCTATCCCTTGACAGCGCCAGCAGGCGTGCCCTTTGGGAGTCCCGTGAGCACACGTCCGAACGCTTTTTGTATTCTTCGGCGAGTGACTGGCTTCCTCACTTCCTCCCGAATCGCCCGGAGCAGGTTCTTGTGGTGCTTCCGCATCAGTTCTTCCAGCATCTCCAGCAGGTTGGATACTATGCGATTGTTCAGAACCTTTTGACGGTCGAACCCGTTTCCGATAATTCCGAGCAGGCGTCTTTGATACCTCGGTTTGCCTCTTGACATCCCTACCCTCCTTCCTCGGTCTGTCCCAGTACGGACTCTTGCACTTCGCACACCGCACCGGAGTCCCCGACTTCGACACCCAACTGTACCCACACCTCTCGCAGGTACACCCCCCAACCTGTACAACCCGCCGCACAGCCTACTTCTTGCCCGTCTGGTAGGGAAACATCCCCGTTCGCGTCCGCAGAATCTCCTCCATAGCAAGCTTCATACCTGCATGGCACTTGTGACAGGAAATCGCCGGCAACGTCGGCTCGTTCTCGAAAAATACCGGATTGTCCTCCGCCCTGCACTGGCTGCATACATACTTCACTTCCCTCGTTCCTTTTACCATGAGTGTACCCCTCTTTCGAGTGTGACTGCCAAAGTGTCTCACCGGAAAGTAAGATTGTCAAGAGGATTCTCGCTGGAGTGTGCACCGGAAGGAGAATATCTGCTGGACTGTTAGTTGGGCATAATCTGCCACAGGATTCTGAGAAGGCCTCGTCAGAGAGTTTCCGCCCGCACCCGTCCTTTCGAGGGGGTGCTCGCACTTTCACTGATGGGGTGCCCAAGAATTATATCCAACAGAATGAATAAGTTAGCTTCAGAGTGTGTCAATCGGAGACACGAAACAGAGCGAACGTGCTCGAGCCCTCCGCAAAGATCGGTAAACTCGCGCTAAGATGCGGTCAAGATTGGCAGAAGATTGTAAGTCTTTACGTGTCAATTACATGAGAGCCGATGTCTGATAATATCCATTATGAGTCAAGTTTGACGTAAGTGCAACATGTAACTAGACTTAGGTGAGAGAATGACGGGATTTCGTCAGAATTAAGCCTGCGCGAGCGTAAAAGAGAGCGTACCCCTAACCAACTTAGTGCAAGGAAAACACTCCAGTGCGTATACCTCTCCATCGAAAACTGTGTCAGAACAGACACGTAAGGTTTTCCTTACAGTACAGTACCATTCCTAAGTTATTGAAAACAGGCATACGATAGTTCTTGACAGTCTTATGCCCAACTTGATAGGATGCCCAAGTAAGGAGACATGCCAATGCTAATGACAGTGGTATTCGCAACATGCACGACGCTGGTAGCTGTGGTATTGGCTGTCTGCGGAGTAGTGGCATTTGAGTTTGTCTGTGAGAAGTTTGGTGTTTCTTTTTAGGGTACTTCGACTCTCAGTGTTAGCAGCATCGAACTATCGTAGTCAAATCTTGGAATCGGGAGAATCCAATGAAAGCAAAAGAGTTGCAGCAAGAGGCGCTGACACGCGCTACCACGTTTCAGAGCGTAATGAATTACGGGCCAATCATCAATGGATTCATCGAAAAAGGAATCGCCGCACTGGACATACGACCGCGTGAGAATGTGTTCACCTACAATGCTTGGCTTGCGCTGGGACGCCAAGTACGCAAAGGCGAGCACGGCATAAAGGTCGTAACTTTCGTCACTTGCAAAAAGCAAGACAAAAAGACAGGCGAAGAGTCCGCCTATCGTCGCCCGTGGTCTACTACCGTGTTCCATGTCTCGCAGACCGAAGCCCTTGCGCCTGAACTAGACGCTACCGATGAAAACGTGCCGTTTGCGGGTGGTGAGGTACAATCATGAGCACGCTATTCGCTTCGCAGCAAAGTTCGATGCCGTTTCCGCAATCGCTTGCTTCCAAGTATCAGCCACGCCAAATTGCTGATTTCGTTGGCCTTGAGAAAGTGAAGCGCATCTTAACCGCATTTGCACGTAATCCTAGACCGTCTGCGTTCCTGTTTATCGGGCCTCCAGGAACAGGTAAAACGACAATGGCTCTTGCGCTGTGCGAAGCAATCGCTGGGGAACTGCATCATATTCCTTCGCAAGACTGCAACGTAGAAACGGTCAAACGCACAGTCGATTTCTGCCACTACGTTCCAATGGCCGGTAAACGGTTTCATGTCGTGCTGGTGGATGAAGCGGATTGTATGTCATCTGCCGCGCAGCTCTCGCTGCTTTCACGTCTCGACGCAACTGCGTTTCCGCCAAATACTGTGTTCGTATTCACTTGCAACGCAACCGAACGATTAGAGCCGCGCTTTCTGTCTCGCTGTATGACGTGCGAGTTTTCATCGTACGGCATGAATGGCGCGGCCAGCGAGTTTTTGTGTCGCGTCTGGTCGTCCGAAACAAACGCGCAAGCTCCGAATTTCGCACAGATTATGCGTAATGCTCGCAACAACTTACGCGAAGCCTTGAACCTGCTCGAAACAGAGATTCTAGCAGCATCTTAGTCTAACTTCAACATAAATCGGGAGACTATGGAGGCAACACACATGAACACCAATGAAATCCTCGCAATCGCGGAAACCTACCGAGCGGATGGCTCAGCCCTCGCAGAGTGGGTCGCGCAAAAAACTGGAACTGTGGACACTGACGTGGCGAGCGTGTTGCTAGCTGAGGGCTATGATGTTCGCCAGCGCGACGGCCGAAACATAGTGATTCTGTTCTCACGGCCGAGGCTAGTTCGTCTAGGCGTCTCCCGCTACGGTGTAATGCACGGAAACCATAGAATCGGCGGGGAGTTTGCCGTGCTCGATATGGCCCAAGATTGGATTGATGAACATTTTCCGGTCAACGGTGGCTATCCAGTACCCTGGGAGAGCTAGAGGCAATTATTCCACATGCCAGCTAAATTCTCACACGTCGTCACCCGCAAGGCCGCTTTCAGGCCCAGCGATAAACCGTGCGAGGGCGAAGCCTGCTGGCACCAGTGCCCGCGCTGCAAGGCCGACTGGTCGCATCTGATACCCGGTCATCGCACGCTTGACCGCTATCAAAGAGTTTGTAGGGGTTGCCGTAAACTAGGGACGCGCACCTAACGCGCAGAATCGGGAGAACTTATGCGTCTAATCACGAAACAGAATCGCCTCACCGCTCGCTGGATTCCTGAAAATGCAGAGAAACGCGAGCATCCTACCGGGTTAGGAGTCACCTACATTTTCGAGCCGCGCGTTCGCTCGCCACGTCAGAATTACGCCTGGCAAGTGGTCGCCTACCGTGGCACCGCAGCGCATCATGCGTTCAACTACGTGTACCGCACGCGCGAAGAGGCAGAGGCTAAGATTGCCGAATTTTTCGCCTCGCTCGATGCTCACCACGACTACCGCCAAAAAGCCCGCGAATCGCGCAAGCAAGACGCCGTAAAGACCTTGCAACAAGGTGATTACGTGGACGTTGCGCGTACCGCGAAACTCATTCGAGACTTGCTCGCAAAGAAGTTTCCTGCCGCTAAGTTTTCCGTACGCTCCAGCTCGTACAGCATGGGAGCATCTGTTGACGTGTCTTGGACAGACGGCCCAACCGAAAAGCAAGTGCGTGAATTGACCGAACCGTTCGGTGGCGCTGGCTTCGACGGCATGATTGACCTGAAATTTCACGTCTCCTCTTGGTTGCTCCCCGATGGGTCCGCTGCCTATGGGCAGTCCTCTGGAACTGTCGGCAGTCGCGGCGTACAACCTGAGTTTGACAATCCCGCGCCGTGCTCTGGGGCAATCAAAGTTCACTTCGGAGCCGATTACGTCCACCTGAATCGCACTTTATCCACAGCCGCTATGCAAGCCATCGCAGAGCGTATCAGCAGACATTACGGATACCCTCTACCTGAATTGAAAGACGGATGGTTTCCGAACGCGGACCAAAACTTTACCAGACACTTCCGCGAACTAGAACGCGAGTTGAGTCTGTAACCGAGTTCCCCGCCAGTTTCTCCCGATTCGGGCGGGGTTGCCATGGAACCGGGTTTCATGGCACGCGGACGCGCTTACTCCCACAGGGTAGGCGCGTTTTGCGTTTGGGATCCCCCGCAGATAGGCCAAATTCCTAATACTTGTTAACTTTCTAGCGTGGTTTGGGGGTGGGGTAGTGGTGTAGGTATCTGCGGAGCAGTTCGTTGCTCATATTCGATTCTATTGCGTTTTCCGCTTGCGTGTCCATTCGCTCTCTGGCCTCGTGCGGTTTGCCAGATCGAGCGAGTTCGCCATGCGTCGCAACAGCTTCTCGATAGATGCAAGATGAGCGAGGAGTTGAGAACGGAAAAGCTCCTTCTTTGACACAGCTTTCAACTTGCGTCCCCTCAGCTAGCGCCTAGCGAGAAGTTGCCCGCTCTAGCATCTCAGCAAGAAACGAATCCTCTTTCAAAATACTCCCGTTGAACCACACGCAGCTACACGTAAATTGGTCAAATCCCTGAACTGTCATTGCGGGACCGCCGCTTTTCAACCTCACTACATCCCCTAATGAGAAATCGGACGTGGGACTATGCTGCAATGCTTCGACGGCCTCACTCCTGTCCACTCGCTTGCTCATCGCCGCACGTCCACCGCAGCCGCCCGCGCCGCCCACCAAGCTCGATTGCGCTTAATCTCGTCAGCCACTTCGTTCACTTCGTCCCGCTTCCTGTCCTCCACGCGCAGCTCTGCCAATCTTTTCACGTTCTGCTTGCTCTGACGCTTCCACCAGGATTCGCTCATAAGTTTTCTCCTCAGATTTGTAACTAATTCCGTTACCGTTACCACTCAGCTATCGCTAGTGGTGATTTGCGTGAGTTTAGATTCCACCCAAGCTAACATCTTAGCGTAGCGTTCTTCTGGCGTTAAATTCTCAAACTCCACGTCATTCATCTCAACCACTTTCCATGCGACAAGGCGCGGCATTCCAGCTTTGATACCAACATGGTCGGTTTCATCATCAACATCACACTTCGACAAATCAATGCCCTTACGCTTGGCGTATGCGCCCACGGCACAGACCCCGCCTTGTTCATCTTCCAGCTTACCGAAAATCAACCGCTTCTCAGGAAGCGCGAGCAACGCTTCACGTAGCTCTCGAAGCTCCGCCTGCCCCTGCCTACCGCGCAGAGAGCGTTCACAGTTAGCTTGCCATAGGAAGAACTGCCCAGCGAAATCCTCATCTTCAGCGTAACTGATTCGCATCGCTCCTCAAAGTCTGGCGGGATGTAACGTCCCCCGCCCAAGTGGGCTTCCCCACAACGCAACGCAAGATGCTGGAGGCATCTACGCGGAGGCCAAGAATTCTTCCACTTCCTCGAAACGCTCAGAGATAAGCGCGAGCGTCTCACGGTGTTTCGCTTGCTTGCTGGAAGCTGCTAACATTTTCTTGCTGTCCACAATGCGCTCAATCGAGTCGCGCACCAACGCTTCTAGTACGGAAGGCTCCAGTGCGTCAAGCTCCCAACTTTCGCCTCCGAATTCCGCGATGTATGCGCTTGCACGAGAATCCGTAATCTTCGCTGGGTTCGGAGGCGGGCCATATTCTTCCACTTGATTCATGTTAAGGGCAAGACGTTCAAATTCAAGGTTACCGCGCGTGAACAATTCAAGACGGTCAACGATATCGCGGCTCATATCCTTGCCGCTTGGGTCATGGTCTCCGAAGTGAAACACAATCGGCTTTTGCTTTTTGCGCGAGTAGCCAATCATCCGTTGTGCAGCGCCCCACATTTCGGATTGGGACGTATAGCCACGGCATGACAAAAGCGGAACATCCAACTCGTGGCAAACGCGCTCGAAAACTCCCACAAGGGCGTCTTTCTCAATCCAGACTTCGGGACGATAGGGTTGGCCCTCCCATCGGTCGATGTTGAACTGTTTTGAGCAAGCCTCAACGATGTCTGATGGTGAATCGAAATGCGAAAGCGTGCGAACTTCGCGCGTGCGGTCAACGATGGTGTCCCAATCGATCAGCCCTGCTAACCGCGCATCATTCACGATGCTGCCCAAATTCTTGTAATCCTTCTGTGTGTTGGGAATAAGGTCGCGCGAAACAAATTGGTAGTAGAGCTGACGAAGCGTGAGGTCAAACCCCTGCGCGGCATATTCAGCGATAATTTCGTTCGCCTTCGCAATCATCGAAAGCGTACCTACGCGGAAGTTAAAATCCCGGTACTTAATCTTTGGCATCGCTTATCTCCAGTTTGCGAGTAAGTTTTGCGGTGGCCCGCCTCGCACCTCCAAAGTCCCACTAACTTTCCGCTTCCAGAATTTCCTGCGCTTCCGCTTTCGTATCGAACGGTCCGAACACTTGCTCGTACCCACTTTCAGATCGAGTGCGTTCCTCGCTCCAAGAGCTTTGAAAAAGCTGCACTAGCCTTCCCTCCGTCGTGTCTTTCCCTACATACCACTTGTCCATGTCACCCTCCCTCGAAAATTAGCGGCAGACTTTTCGTATCTGCCATGAAAGGGGCCTCCCCCTCACGCTCGGCATGACGCCGAAGTGCATCACGCAGAGGTCAGTCAGCCTTGAACCAATTTTTTGTGCGCTCTCGTCTGAGTTCCACCACCTCGCGCTTCTCTACAACGCTTTCAAGACTGTAGATTGCGATGCGCCCCACGTCGGCAGATTTTACGTCTGTCCAAGCAAGCAAGTTTTCCTCATCATCGTTCGAGTTGGTGTCGCGAGAAACGTAAATCGTTGTCGGGAATTTCATCAATCCTCCTGTTCGTGTTTTTCGTAGTTATCGTCTTCCCACTCTGCGCTAGCACCACAAAGAGGACACCGCCATTCACAAAAAGCTAAACGCCTGTCCGTAGCGACACTCTGGCGTATGCGCCACGATGTCCGAATACATACCCTTACCACCGCAAAGCCTGCACACCACCGTAGTGAAATCCGTTTCGTCATTGAGCACGTGAGGAGCAAGTGCTTTCAGTGCCCACTTCAAATGCTTTTGCAATTCCTTAATTTCAGGCTGCGACAATTCGCGTCCTCTCTCGATGCCACCCTCATAGGTAGCGTCCTCGGGACAAGAGGGAGTCATTATATTTTTCCTTTGTTATGTAGGCGGCTCAGTAAAATTATCTGCGACTTCACGCATGCTTCGAGCGTGGAGAGCGGAAGATTGACTTCTGGACTAGTATTGGCATTCGCCATTTCCTCAATGGAATTCCCGCCCGTATTGCAAAAATACGGACGGAAAGGTTCCATCCATTCGGCCATTTTCCATTTTCGACCATGCGCGGCCTTGTTTACGCCAATCATCTTAGCCATTTCGCTTTGCATATCCCGTCTCCTTTTCGACGATGACGTGGGACAAAGGAAATGGCGTGCAATCGATGAATCTGCGCACAACGATAGCTTGATTGACGGCATCCTTTTTCGAGCGAATAAGCTCAGTGAAGTTTACTGCTTCGCCGTCATCGAACACGACGCGCGTAGCCTTGCGGATTGACTTGCCGTTCGCCGCTTGCATTTGATACGTTTCAACTTTCACGATTGCCTCCGAATCAGCTTAGGTTTGAGAGTGGCCTCTCGCTGACATGCCCAATGTCCCACAGCCCAGAAGGTTTGTCAACTGTTATTTTTGGGAATCGCGCTCCAAGATCCTCGCCAGATTCACCAGCGCCGTCGAGCCGCACATCGGGCAGTGGCCGTTTGTGGCAGGAGTGATTTGCTTGCAAGACTCGCAGAGCACCGCCTTTGATAATGGCACACTGTCCACCGTTGCCGTGCTCATGCTCCGCACCCAAACAGATACGCCAGTGCAATCCCCAGCAGCACCACGAGCACAAACCATTTCGCCAGTTTCCACAGAAATCGCAAGTCTGCCCGCCTCACACGCACACGGCTGTCTTGCTGCATGGCTAGAGTCCTTTCGACGAGAGGAGTACATGAGTCGTACCATTGTTCAAACGTGTACTTGCGTATCACGATCGCGCCTCAATTTCTATTTCTGTGTGCGGTTCCTTGCTCAACTCTTGCTTCACGATTAGCTCGATGTCGTCCTCAGAATCGCCGCGGATGATTCCAAGTCTCGCCATCGCATCGAGAGGAGCTTTAACGCCCGAGTACAGATTGTCTCTGTCCAACAACTTCTTTCCGAATCGCGTGACGGCAACTCGAAGTCGCTCTCTGCATTTGGCCTTTGTCTTTTGATTTTGGTATGACTCCATCGAGTCGAACGCCACGAAGAGTTCCGTTTCCCACTCGCCGCGAAGTTGCTGGTAGACGTGCGGGTTCCGGTACTTTCTTCGCATCTCGTTCCCACTTGGCGTCACTCTTGGAATCACCAGCTTCACGGCTTCACCTGATTCACAAAGAATGCTTCCGCGAGATAGAGCGTGTTGTCCGCAGCATCCACCGCCATTTCCCATTGCGCATCATGACCGTGCCCATCACTTGCTATCTCTGGAAATTCCTTCCAGATTCGCTTCACGCTCTTGTGCGCTTCGCGCAGCAAGTCATAGATGCGAAGTGCCTTTTGCTCTTTCGTCATCGTTCAATTCCTTTGACTCCCGGTATCGTGCCAAGCCTCGGATGCACATGGTCTATTTTTCTGTGACAGTCCCATCCGCATCGCATGGATAAAACCACAGCGCAATCGCACTTGCAGCCGTGGGCATGGTTATCATGTCGCAATTCCAGCTGACCTGCATCTGGCCTTCCGCAGAGAACACAACGATTTTCATCGCGAAGCATGATTTCTGCCCTTCGCTCGGATTTATCCAGTCCGAATAAAAAATCATGCAGCACCTCCGGTGAATCAGGTAGGAATCCAAGCCAGCTTCGTTTCTTCGCGTCCTTGAATCGCCCGGTCTCGTAGGCGAGGCGTGTTGCTTCGACGGCTAGCTTGGGCATTCAGTCAGCCTCAATCATGTGCTCGCAAACGATTACCCTCTTGGTATCTTGTCCAAAAACTCCACAATCGTCTGGATGCACTCGCCAAAAGTGTTCAGACTCGCACCCAGTAAGCGGACGAACCTGCTTGCGGCACTCTTCAGCAAAGGAACGTTCCAGCAATTGCACGCGAATGACCGCGCCGACTATCTTCATCCATCCCAAAATGTCAGGGTCCCCGGTAGGGTGAGATCGGGCATTCGCTACGCTCGCAATCCTCACCGGAATCCACGGCCCATCGTTCATTTCCCGTCTCCCTTCCACGCCGCCCACTTCCGATTACGTTCTCGCAGAGATTCGGTCACGCCTACCCGCGCTTCCCGTTGCAGTTCCTTCGGAGTCGGATGCTTGACTTCCTCGACTTGCAATTCGAGTTGGCGACTATCGCAGGTTTTCTTTTTCAAACTACCGTTCGACATGTGCACCCTCAGCTACCGCTAGCGGCACGCTCTGTGCTTGCGGCGGCTCTTCCGCTTCGTTCGGCTCAACGCTGCGTATCCAGTCGATGAGTTGGTCGAGCGTCAAAGACTTTTCGCCCATTACTTCGCAATCAAATCTGGAGTAGATAGCTTCCCGATAATCGCCGGTTGGATTTGCGGGGTCGGGATCGAGAACCCACGGCCATACTTCGCCTACGTCTTTCCAATACCTCAGCCCGACCGCCAACGCCGCCATATCTAATACGCATCCGTCGCCCGGCTTTGCCCTGTACGACGTTGAACCCCCAGCGACACACCTACTCACTAGCGTCCTTCCCACCGCAATCGCATCGCTAAGTCTCATCACTTCCTCCTCGTTGCCATCACCCGCTCTCAGTAACTACCACCCAAGTACTTTAATACTCAGTTAGCACTAGCGGCCTCGGCCCAGGTCTCCGCCGTCTGCCATAAATGCCGCCGTCTGAGAATACGCACGGTTGCTTGTTAGGAATTGGTCTTTCCAGCTCCAATCGTCCATCACGTAGTTGGCGAAATCCATTTCGCTTAGAGTGATGGTGTCGCCGACTGACATCTCCACCATGAGAATCGCGCGGTCGTAGTCTTTCGTCTGGTCGCTGGGCCGCGAAATCATAATGTGCGCGTTGACCTTCTTATTTGCCTTTGCGAGCGCCAGTTGCCCTTCCAGTACCCTGACTGCCTCTTTGTGGTAGCCGTCCAACGCTTCCTCGAAAATCTTGCGATGGCCCTCTCGATTCTTTTGCAGTGCAGCCAGCAACTCAGCCTTCTGTACCGTGATGTTTTCCATTACCCCGTAACTCCTCTCCGTTTTTGGATTCTTGCTAAAACTTCAGGTCGCATCTTCCCGTCCGCTTCCGGGCCACGGCCTACCAGTGCATCACGCTTGCGGTCCACAGCTATTCTTTGTTCTTTCTTGAGCCAGTTCGTAATAAATGCCTGCCAATTTCTGTAACGTTTTTTCGGTCGCGCATTGAGCCATTCTGCCATCAGTTTTAATTCCTGTTGCACATCGACGGCAGGATATGTGTATCGCCACTTTTGAATCTGGCCGTCGCTCACCGAGAATCTTGTGCCTGTGAAGCTCACGAAACGCGCTCCTCTTCATCCCACTCTCGAATCGTTTTCGCGTCCGGCCAAAACTCTTGAATATCTTCCCGCGTGAGCAATCGGTTGAGATATTGTTTCGCTGGCAGTTTGTCATCTGGAATTGGAGCACCAAGAACTTGCCCACCGGGATTGATTCCCAATCCGTGGCAAACAAGCGATGCGTGCACGATTCCGTGAGCCTTCACAATGGCAGCTCCAAGAAATACATCTCCTGCAAAAGAGAGATAGTGCCATTGCTCCGGCTCAGCAAATTCCCCCGTCAAAACTTGCATAATCCTGTCCGGCGTAACTTCCACGGCTTTCTTTCTTGCCATTTTCAAACCTCCGAACAATCTCCGTTTTCCCCGCCGAGAGGGGTGGGTGAGTTTCCTGAATCGCTGTCTCTGAGTCTCACAAGCAAGTCCCCGTGCTTATTGCCTGTTGCACTCTTTCACTCCCAGACAGTGGGGAGTAAACATATTCGCCATCGCTCGGCGGACCAAGTTGCTCGTCAGCAGAGCTTGGATTTAGTTGGGGCGATGGAGAAAAATTGCAGCCGTTCATTCGCGCGTGAAGCGCCAAGAGTGAACGAACTAGACTCGCAAAGTTGCATGAGATTCGCCGAGACCTTTGTGGAAATGTTCTGGGAGCACCGTGCGAAAGGCATCGGCGAAGACGTTCTAAACGCAGCGATGCCCCCGAAACTTTTCCTGCGCTCATAGTAAAATCCCCTGCGCGTCCGTGTCAAGAGGTTTTTTCGGCTTTGTTCTGGGTCTCTTGCGGCACTTGTCGCAGCCCCAGACGCCTTCCCTTCGGACGACTTGTGCTTCGACGTGTTCGACGATTAGCCCGCGCTCCATCGCCTTTGCTAAGTCACGCGAATCTTGTCGGTTGAAGTGTTGGTCGTGGACGATCGCCAAAAGAATCTTGCCGTGCTTGCAACGTGCGATGTAGGTCGGCTCTTTCATCTTTTTCCTTCGCTCCAGCCTCATGGATTGTCGATGGCGATAGATGCAATGTTGCTCTACTGATTACCGGGGTGCCCCAAACGCTCACCGCCCTTTCTCCCCTTCGCGGCTGTCGGCCAATCGCTGCCGCAGCTTCCGATTCTCGAACAGCAACCTGAAATTGTTGATTACGAGAATTTGGAGCCTCAGTTAGCACTAACCCAATGCGGCTCATCGGGCGCAATCAGTGAAACCACCCATTCAGCGAATCTCTCTGGTTCAGAGAACGATGGCCCGTTGAGCACGCGAACGTACGTAGGATTGTCCGAATACTCGACCAAGAACAAAACTTCTCCGTTGAGAATAATGCTCGACTTGCCGAAACGGGGAGGCGGAACTTCGATAACATCCCCAGAGGTTTCATTCTTAAATTTCATCTAATTCTCCCTCGCTTGTCGGCTAGACTAGCAAAAACCCATTCCCAAAACTTGCCCCTACTCCACGACCAATATTGAAAATCGTGGTTGCCTGGATGAAACATCGGCAAACGGCAGCGAATCTCGAATCCGCATTCAAGCCATTCACGAACTATCCGGCGAGAATGACACCTCATGGCGCTTTCTTTTCCCGTGCCTGCGGGCTGTCGGCGAGAGCGGCGAGCAGCTCTTTGGCCTGTTCCCTACAGGCTATGCCAATCTCGCTGAGGTCGGAATCCGGCCAGCCGCGGTGCATCCACTTTTCCGCCAGCTTCTTCACCGCTTCCAGCCGTTCCTGTGCGCGGGTGAGGGCGGCTGTGAGTTCTTTTTCCTTGTTCATGCGTCCTGAATCCTCCATGAGTGCAGCAACGGCGCGTTCAATCGCAAAGGCGAGAAAGCCAGCGAATAGAAGAAATCCAATCGCCTTAACCCAGTCGCTCACTTTTTCATCTCCTCAGCCCGCAACGCAGCGAGCCGTTCTTTCGTCAGGCCCTCGACAAGCCAATTAGCTGTCCCGTCTATCTCAATCGCTCTCGTAACCGCATCTTTCTTAAGTCGGTAGATAATCGGCTTCTGGCGCTTCTCGCACGGCACCACGCGCCATGCAACATATCTTGGCTCACGATTGGTCACTTGTTCGTCTCCTCAGCCACGGAGCGAACTTCAAGCTCCCCTGCCAGCGCCGGGCGCGAGAAATAGACCGTAATCGTCTCCAAAGGAAGATTCCAGCTTTGGATACTGCGCCCGATATTGTTCTGGAAACTTCATCTCATCCCCCTCGCATCCGGCTAGAAGTTCCGTTTGTAACTAATCCTTAACCTGGTACTACCCTGCTACCGCTAGCGGCATAGTGCGAGGCCCCTGAGCTTGCTAGGACGAAAGTTCAAAGGCCCCCAAATCAATTCCTTGCCACCTAGGGGTCAATACGAGCGCACTTCGGCTATACTGCGGGGGACACGTTTCCCGGCGTATCCCCCGTTCCCTTGCCATCTGCGCCACTGTTGTTCGCACTGGCAAGCTCTTTACGGCTCTGGTACTCCGCTTCCTTGACTTCTGCCCAGCGCCATAACTCAAAAGCGTGCAAGAATATCGGGAAGGAAGTCGTTTCATCGTCGGCAACCACCGCCTCAAACTCTGGGTCATTTTCTAGTTTGGGCAAGCGAACGATGATTCCTTGCTCCGGGTCGCCGTGGCCCATCTCGCGGAGCGCGTGACGATAGGCGGCGTTCTGCAAATGCGACTCCGCATAAACTGCCTTTCCTGTTTTCCAATCAACGACCGTGGGTTTGCCGTTTATCTCAGCAAACAGGTCAAGCGTCCCGGCGAATCCGTAGGTGCGACTGTATACAACTTGCTCTACTAGAATCGGCTTGAAAGAAACTGAATTTGCCCATCGCTCCCAAGCAGCAAATGCCCATTCCGCTTTAGGGCTGATTCTTGGCGACGGTCCCGCCTCATGGCAGAGCATGGCCTTAATCGTCCACTCAATCAAATTGTGAGCCTGACTCCCGATGTCACCAGCTTTCTCCAAAATCTTCTTGTGAGCCTTCACCTTGCCCATCCGCATTTGCATCGTCGAAATCCAGGCAACCCGTGAGAGCTTCGGGGTTCCGTAACAATCGTGGTAGAGGTCTGCTGCCGCTTCCAGTGACGCTTCCCGTTCCACTTTTGCCGCCCACGGCACCAATAGCGGCTTGTTGAGGACTCCCAGAATGTTCGTAACGCTCGGGTAGACGCTCTGCTTGTCTATCTCGTAGAAGCGCCCCGCCTTTGTTTGTTTTCTTGCGTCGATTGTTACGTCCATTTTTCATCTCCCGTCTCCGGTGACGCTAAAAAGGCGTATCTTCGTCTTGAGCTTGGTAACCCGTCTCAGGATGTCCAGCGTTGCGTTGCTGGTCGCGGTCTTGCACGCGGATGTAATCGGGGTTCACGCGCAGCTTGACGCTATTTCGCTCCGGTCCCACAACTGCCTGCACGTTGGCGAAAACTTCTCCATCGTCCTTGATGTTGTGGCAAACCTGAATCTGGCAATTCACTCCGACAAGAGCTTCAAGGTCAAATCCATCCAATTCGTCGTTGTTGAATTTGCGGCCTCGCCATGCCTCAAGCATCGGACGCAATCGGGATTTCTCATGCAAGCTCAACGTGTAACGGCTCACGACCATATATGGTCTGTCGCTCTTGGGGTCCTTCTCTTCAAGTTGCCAGCGAATTTCAACTTTGTGTGCTTCGCCCCACGGAGACTGCTGCATCCCCAAGTCAACGACATCGCAGCAAACTGCCGAATGCAATCCTTCTGGAGCCGGTGAAAACTCACGCTTGTTTTTCTTGGCGATTATGCTCATCGTTTTGCTCCTTTGAATTAACTGCTGTAAACTTTCGAGCGCCATGTCGCTACGGTAGATGGATTGCCGCGCTACTCAAATCCGGCGTGCCACAAAACCTTGAAATGCTCACGTACCGCCGCAGACCGCTCTGCCCGCTTAGCCGCCAACTCGATTCGCAGCTTCCGCTTCACTGCCCAGACCGTCTCCAATGCTTGCGAGAGTGCCTCGCTTTCACCGACATCTATGCCATTTCGCGCGACTTTGTAGAGCTTCCATAGATAGTGGCCTACCCGAATTAGCTTCAATTCGCTCGGAGCAACATCTGAGTAGTGGTATCTGGCGCGTTTTGATAGCATTACAGCCTCATTTCGCTTCTGGAGCGGGCAGGGCCATCAGCAGTTCATCAAATAGTGCTTGCGCTCGGCATCGGTTTCGCACGGGCACGGATTTGTTTCTCCGGTTCGGAACAGAGCGTCAGGCGAAATCTTCCACGGACTGTCTATCCCGGTGGGTGAAGCACGATTGACTTCCTGCTCCACTTCTTCGCGTGTCCATGCGGCAGGCACGCAAACGGAACAGACTGGAATCCCCATGCAGTAGATGTTGACGTGCCCTCTCGCCATGCTCGCTCCTCGCTTTCAGCTACGACCGGGTCGCTACAAATATCCGTGTGTAAATAGAAAGGTCGCAAAATGTCTCGCTAAATCGTTAAAACGCAGCAACATACTCGCAAATATTAAAAGGTCGCCGACAGACGCTTTGCCAATTCCCACATTCAAAACATCACAGGCCCACTTATGTTTCGTTTCCGGCGTCATGAGAGAATGGGTCACCGTGTCCGTATTAATTCCTGCAACTGGCATCTTGAAACCGTTCGCCTTTATCGCCAGCCAGTTGCAGGATGCGCCTACAACCAAAATCGCTTGCAAGCACACTTCCCGAAGTTCCCCATGCCGAAAAATCCACCGCAGTACCGTTCCCAGGAATATTCCACGGATGAGCGGCATTGAGAGCCTAAACAGGCGCATCCTCATGTTCACGGCCTCAACTCCATCCCCGCCGCGCAAGAGCAAATGATTCGCTTTGGTGCCGTGAATCCCGCAATGTGCGCGTACTTCGCTATGAGTCCATCGAATGTCTGCCAGCCAGAACCCTTGCATTTCGGACATGGAAGCGCGTCGGCAAACTCCCGGCGGACTGCGTTCACTTCTTCATCGAGCGTCCGGTGCAGCACGGGCGATGTAATCGGATTGTCCGTTGATCGGAACTCGCGCTCTAGGTGTTCACGATAGGCGTCTTCGTCCATGTCAATTTTCCTCCCGCCAGTAAATCAGAACCCTGCGATACCTGCGGAGCAAGCGAGCGGCAACGGCCAAAGCCTGCTTCTGTGTCGCGCAGCAATAGTGTTCAGAACCTTTCGCGTCCACTTGCCACGGCCCATACTTCGGCGTGTGCTTCCGCTCCTGAGTCATGGACGTGACGCCTTTCCGCGTTTGAGAGCATGCAAGAGAGTTTGTGCCATTGTGATGCGAAAGCGAATCCGGTTCACGTCCTTCTCTGTCGCGGCCTCGACTTCCGCGATTTCTTTGGTGAGTCGTTTAATCAGTTTTTCTTTCAGTGCAATCGTGTGTTCGATGGAACCCGGCACTGTCTTTTTATGAGCCATCAGCGTGACTCCTTCTGGACGTACTGCTCGATTGCGATGCGGATAAGTTGAGACACTGAACGCCGTTCGCGCTCCGCGATGCGCTCCAGCTTGTCCTTAATCTCGACAGGGATTCTGGTAGAAGCAAAGTCAGTTGGCTTCCGTTTCATGTGCATATCCTCGCAAACAAAGTATACCTTGTCAACAAAAATCTGCATCCAAAGTGAAGATTTCCAGCTCCCGGCTCTAAAACCACAACATCTTGTGTATCGCTTCACGGCATACACCACTAATAGACGCTCTTGTGGCCGATTACAGGAACGCCACAATAGGTGGGTCAAGGGTTTTTAACTGCCGTCAGGCGTGTAACTTACGGATATTTCGGCCTCAAAGTTTGGCAACGTGCGTGCATAATCTGTGGATGAATTGAATGGGAAGTTCCAGAAAAGACTTAAAGATTTGCAGTTGAATTGAGGAATTAAGACCTAGAAGAGAAGGAAAAATAAATCGGCAAACCGTTACTTGTAGAGCCGGAACGCGCCAACGGTTGTGATGTAGGTCATACCCTCGGCCCACGCGGGAGGCTCTGGCATCGAAATGTCGTAGTAGTTTGTCGCCCCGCCTGATTGGTCAATGATAGTTCCATCGTGGCAATCTTGTGCGACCTGCATGGATGCTTGCCAGCTTGAGTCGGTAGGTAGGGGCCAACGGATAAGATTCGGGTCGCCCGCCGCCGTCATTGAGGAGTATTGAAGCCGCTTACAGATTACTGAAGTCCAGTCCCTGCCCCACCAGCCAGGTTTGTTGACGCGGTTGCGAATCGTGCAGGCGATGATTTGCTTGATGGCTACGGGCTGGTCAGACGCTTCGCGCCAGACACACAAAGCCAGAAGCGAAATGTCCCAGTCGGATTGTTGCATGACAAAACTTCAGCGAGAAGCCTTCGCCGTCCCCAGCGCCGACTTCCCGCCTGAGTTCATCCCGTGAAGGGAATCTGTTACCGACGCGCTTTGAATCCTGCTGGCGCGCTGCCGAACTTGACCGAAGCCGCTTGCTGTTCGATGTCAAATCCAGTTGCGGGTACAGGAGTCGGGGCAAGAATCGGCACGTTGACGCTAGAACTGATTGCTGTGCCGTCCGATGCTGTGCCGCTGACCGTCAGATTGAAGCTGCCCGGTGCGCCTGCTGCCGCGCTGCCCTGAGTGTCGCCAGCGGGCACAGAGACTACGCAAGATGTGCCATCCGCTGAAGGTGCCAGAGCCGCTTGAACTTGCGGGTCGTCCGCAGACCAAACCGGAATGCTTCCCGTCTGTAGTGCTCCACCAGCCGGGGTCGGGACTTGTGTAAAATTCGATGAACCACCACTCGGTACGCCTGAAGCTGCTGACATATTTGAATCTCCTTGTTGTGTGATTTGAAAGCCAGTTGCGGGCTTGGGTTTTACAAAGTGAAGAATTTCTTCGAGGAGCCGATGGTCGCGCTTCTGCTCCTCACGGATTTCGTGGAGTAAATGGAGTTCTTCTTTGTCGCGGCTCACCGATGCCACCACATCCCCGTACCCGCACTGCCCCAGATTCCCATGTAGCTCAGGAACACTAGCAGGAGAATGAGGAACAGGATGAGGTAGACGATTCGGAGCAACGCGCCGTCAACCGGAATGCCAATCTGCGCCGCGCCCCATTTTATTATTAAGAACAGAATCACCAGCACGACAACGAAAATCAGGAAGCTAATCAGAAATCCTACGACTCCTGGCATTTTGCCTCCACTCGAATTCTACGCCTCTCGTTAGATGAGGGGATGTTCACTTTTGAACTAGAAATCCCTGTCGAAAAAATACTTCCGAACCGCCGCATACGCAGCGATGATGATGATTCCCGCGAGGATGACAAGGATGTATTTCATGCGGCAATCAGCTTCAGGTCTGCGTTCAGCGTGTCGAGGTCAAGCGTGTTCGGCGCAAGTCCGGTCGCTGAGTCCAGCCAATCTTGGGTCACTGGCACGTACGCCTCATCGTGCAGGCTTGGCGCGGTCAAATCCTCTTGCTCGCGTGCCGCCCAGGTAATCACCGTCTGCCCTTGCGAGCCGTAGCCGAGCATCGGGATACCGTGCAGGCCGACCGTGCCGCCAGAGAATGGCGGATTCCACGGCTGTCCCGCTCCAAATTGGTTCTCCATGCTCTCTGTTACCGCCGTCCCGATGAGCGTGGCCCCGAAGATGTCTACGCCTTGCCGCAGAGAAGTGAGGTTCTGAAATTGAATCGACGCCCAGCCAAGAATATAGTGCCCGAAGATTCCGTTGGTCTGCCAGAATTCCAGAGCGTCAGTCCACGCCGTTCCGTTGTCAGTTGACGGGTCGCCGGGAACGTATCCGGTGATGGCGCTGTAAATCTGAATCGCTTGGTCGGTGGTGAACGTGACGGGCTTCCCCGTGTTCGCAGTCGCGGCCATGATGTAGTGCAGCATCGCGGCTATGACGCAATCCCCTACCTGGTCGTTGCCAAGCATCGACTGCGCCCAAGTCGTATCGGGGACGGCGTACTCCCACGCTCGCTTCTCAGGCGGCGGCGGAAGCGCAGACGGCAAAAGGTACTTGCTCAACAGCAACGTCTTGGGATTGAATTTTGGGGCGAGCTTGCCGTATTTGAGCGCCATCACCACTCCCAGAATCCGATGTGCATTTCAATCTCAGGGTGATTGTTCGCTTTTGCCAGAGAATTCCAATCAGATTTGAATTTACGCTTCGTTCGCTTGACTGGCGTGATGTGCATGACGTTGCCCTTAATCATAAACTGCTTCTGCATCGAGACGGAAGGCGCAAGTTCGCCCAAGAATCCGGCAATCGTCGAGAGCACGATACTCGCAAGAGACAGCGCCAGTGCGACAATTCCACCACCCGGAAGCGCATTGAAAAGGTTCTGAAAGTTTGTGGTGATGTCGTTCAGGTAAGTCTGAATCTTCGCCAGCGTGGTTGCTTTGTCTGCCGGATTCGTGTCGTTTGCATATTGCTCTGTCGCGGCGAGCAAGTCGGCAAAGGCAGTCTTAATCGGCGCGATGATAAGCGCGATTGCGGGAGAAACGAGAGGACCGAGCAAGGTCTGAATGCTATTGAGCGCGTCAAGGCCAATCGGAATCCAGTTTTCCACGTCTTGCTCAATCGTGGGGCAACCAGAGGCAGTCAGAGCAAATCCGCTCGCAGACACGATGATAAGTCCACTCCCAGCCATTTGGATAAACGAGCGCCGCGTAGGATTCAGGTTGCTATCCGGCATTGCAATCTCCCTCGGTAATTTCTCACGTTGGTTCTGCGGCATTCCTTACAACCTAGCTTGCGACCGTTCCAAAAATAAGTATTTGACTCATCGTAGGGGTGGCCGTGGGCACAAACATCTTTCTTGGCAGGCCACTTCATGCGGCCCTTCGCTATCATATCTTGAGTATTATCAAGGGCTGTGCCAACAAACAGGTGTTTGGGCTTAAAGCACGCCGGGTTATCGCATTTGTGGAGAACTTGGAGCGGGGAATCCAGGTCAAAACCGAGCCACAGATGCGCTGCTAATCGATGAGCTTGTCGGTTCTTTCCTGTATAATAAACTCTCCCATATCCCTTTGCGTTTCGCGGTCCTCTCCAGTTCCAGCACCCAGTCTTTTCATCGAGAGAAATACGGTCAATAAGCGGAATCCGCTTTAGCTCTCGCCCGTACGCCAGTGCTTCCTGTTGATTCATGCCAACCCGCGCCGTTCTAGTCTTGTTTGCATGGAAGTCCTCAAAGTTTAATCATCGCATCGTCGGTTGAATCGGAGGTTGATTTATTACCGCCTGCGCCGGAGGAAACTGCCGCCTTCCTTCGTCATATCCAGCCATGATTGCGTTGGCGAACCAAGTGACCATCCAATCTTCGTCAATCGTAATTCCCATATCCTCGGCGATTTGCGTGAATTCCTTTGCCCACTCACCGGGAAGTTCATACACCCGATTGCGGGCTACGTCAACAATTCATTTCCCGAAAACGCGCAACAGTAATGCCGCTCCTGCTATCAACAAACTCGCAATCGTCGCCGCTATCGCCGCAACGGTACTCACGGCCATGTGCTTGCCAGTGTCCTGGCTTTTGTTTTTCTCCAACACGTTTACGCGGTCGCCCAACGCAGCCCTTTGCACAGATTCCTTATCGAGCAACGCTTCCGCTTCTTTCTTCTGCATGAAGCGATTCATCAAATCTTCTACCGTTGCCCGCCATTCGTTTGTCGTCGCCTGCCACTTCGTAAGAACCTGATTTGCTACCGAGAGAGCTTCCTTGTCTGAGATGCGCTGAGATTTGAGAACTTCGACCTCCGTTTCAAGCCTGTGCGCGAGATTCCGCAGGGTAACGATTTCGTCGCTAGTGAGACCGTTGGACTCTGGACGCACACGGAAACTCCTACGCTGCTGGCGGCTTGATAATGCTGGGGTCGGCGTCAGTCGTGCTCCACTTGAGTACAATAGGAAGCCACACGACAACCTCACGAGCGGCGGCGACGGCGAGTGTCGCCTTGAGCATCGCAATGATTCCAGCCTCGGTGAAGTTGAACGTCCCGCTGAACATGGCCATCAATCCAGCGTTGGTCAGAATCGCGTTCACCGCCGTCTTAAGTACAATCATGCAGAAGTTCTTCACTGTTTTTTCTCCCTCACTGCTGGTGGAAACGGTTTATTTACAAGCTCCTCGATTGCCAGTCGAATCAAATCATTGACCCCTATCTTAACATCGTGCCCCTCATACCATGCCGCCCGCTCGCGCAGCACCTTCATGTACTCCGCAGGGACGTTGAGGGTAACGGTACTCTCGCTCATTTGCAGCTACAAGTCGTGCCGTTGCAACCACTTACAGTAATCGTGCGCGTCTGTGGTACTGAGAATGTTTCGGTGTATGGGCACTGTCCACCACTTGCGGTCGTTGTCGTCGCGAAAACTGTCACAGGGAATGTAGCAGTGTTCGTGCTGTCCGCCACCGAAACCGTTCCGCTGCCCGCGCTCGCTGGAGCGGTCAATAGTCCGTTTCCCGTGATGATTCCAATCGTAGTTTTCCATGAAAGCGTGGGGCATGGCATCGTTTGGCAAGTCGCCGTGAATTGCTGCGTCCCACCAGTAGGAAGTTGAGCACTTGTAAGCCCGATAATACTGACCGGGTTGGGGACAGGGGGTGGCGTCACGGAAGTCGGGTAGCAAGTGCTGGCATTGAATGCGAGAGGGCTTCCCACTCCCGGCGTTGTCGCGCTTCCGCCCATGTAGTGCTCATAGCAGTATTCAGCACTATTAGCATAAGCGTAACCATTCGGTGCGATTCCGCCTGTAATGTCCGGCCCGATTCCCGGCCACGGCACGCTTCCCATCCACGCAGGTTTGGACGACAAATAGAAACTTGGCGGCAAACTATGCGTTACCCCCGCTGCCCACGTAATCGTGTTTGCAACCGAGTTCACTTCGCCGTGAAAGAATCTTGTCGAATAAGGTGTTGCGCTATCACAGTAGCCAGCCGGATTGTTTCCCGTGCCCACGGCAGAGCAGTTGGAGTTTGCCGTTGAACTGTCGCCAGCATCGTTTGACTCGCCGAATCCGTAGGCCCAGTCCGTTGATTGCTCGCCATAGGGTTTAACGTTCCCGCACGGAGAGGTTCCGCAAATCGCTTGCACGGTATCAATCTGCGGCATGATGGCGCTGAGTCCTCCGGTGCCGCACGTCGCACCTGGATTCGAGCCGTTGAGACACAGCGCAGCGACTTGCGTTGAGCCTGCTACATCTCCCACTTGGTTCAGATTCGAGTTGAGGAAGCCAAACAAAAATGCGTTGTTCTCTTGGAAAGCGTAATAGCCAGAGGTTGGATAGTTCGG